AAGAGGTCAACCACGCTTCCTCAGTGCCTACAAATCCCTCAGCGACAGCTATCTCATATGCTGAGAGGCCTTCGTCTCCCTGAGGTCCCTCCGGACCTGTCTCGCCTTGAGGTCCGGTGTCTCCTGTAGGACCCTGTGGACCCGCCTCACCTTGAGGACCTTCTGGACCAGTTTCACCCTGAGGACCAGTATCCCCCGTAGGACCCTGTGGCCCTTCTGGGCCCGTCTCACCTTGGATACCCTGAGGACCTTCTGGACCAGTTTCACCCTGAGGCCCAGGGTCGCCCTCGGGGCCTTGCGGACCTCCTGTAGGACCCTGTGGACCCGCCTCACCTTGAGGACCTTCTGGACCTGTCTCACCCTGGGGTCCGGTGTCTCCTGTAGGACCCTGTGGACCCGCCTCACCTTGGATACCCTGAGGTCCCTGTGGCCCTGTGGCCCCCATAGCGGTGACCACTTCAATAACAGAAGTTTCCTCAGAGATAACCTCAACAATAACAGAAGTTTCCTCAGAGATAACCTCAACAACTTCGTCAGACACTAGACCTCCCTAGTGACATCGTGGTCCACTGTGACTGTACCCCGGGCAAGGCGAATTTTTGCGCCTGTGTCGGTTGTCAGCTCTACATCATAATAGCCAAAGTTATAAGCGTTCCAGGATTCTACCTCGGTGGTGTCGTGTGGGAGAATTACCCTCACATACCCGTCATCATCAAGCTCAATGCGGGGACCTGAAAGGTCAGTGCTGTCAAAGGTCACCCAAATGTCGCCCCCGACAGCCGATCTGATCTGAGCTTTCGCACTCCAGCCATCCGTGGCCAGGGCGGGATACACCACGGGGTCTGAGCCCGACGCTTTGGTGCCATAGCGGAACGGGTTCGTCGTATCAGCACCTTGAGGGATCACCCAATCCCGCTCCACCTTGGCGGTGTAGCCAGCGTTCGTAGCCATGAATTTCTCCTGCGTGTGAAGGGACTGAGTCTCATTCTACTATCGTCCCGAGCCTATATGCTACACTCTACGTTACTCCTTGAGTGGGGGGCGCATCTACGGATGCTCCAGCCTCTCCCGAAGCGACGGTCGCCATACCTGAAGCCCCCCGGGATGTTGGTTGGGTCCTCGGACCACCAGAGACAACGGCGTCTCAACAGGTCACGAGCTACACCCGAGTCTGTTTTTCAGGCTGTGGGGGTAGGGGGGCCTGTCCAACATCCCTCGCTCTGGATCACCTCCCTGAACAGGGGGCGGGCGCGTACCCGGGATCCCCTCCTTGACAAACACCTCCTGATGGAGGAGGATTCTCTTGACGAACCAATCTGCTATCGAAAGGATGAATACTATGCACTCCGAAGCCCACCCCCTTGCTGGGAAGACCGTTCACCTCAAGGATCTTCGAGAGGATCCCTCGGGCGAGACTCTTGCCAGCGATGTCTATCAGATTGAAGACTGGTGGGATCGTCTCACTGGAGGGTCTTGGATGGACGCCGCTGGCAACCCTGCCGCCTTGGGTTATGTCGTGCGGGCGGGCAGTGTCCACCTGCCTCTTGACAACGAGGTGGTTTATGGCAAGGTTGGGGCCTTTGGTCACCTTATGCACGTGTCTGAGCTTGGGTCGGAGGTTAACTCCTAGTGCCTAAGGATGAAGTTGAACTTGCTGAAGAGTTTATGGACAGAGTCCGAGCTGTCTACCGAGAAACCTTTGGGGGTATGCTCACGGAGTTTGTCTTGGTTTCTAAAAACATGGAGGAAGACGGATCCATGAACTCTTCTGTGTTTGCTCCTATCGAGCAGGATGTTACAACCTCAGCCGGGTTGATGCGTCTGGGGTCGTTGACTGTTGACGAGTGGATGTTGGGTGTCTTGTCTGACATGGATGATGAGGATTAGGAGAAGCTTATGAGAAAGAAACCGGACGTGCTCGGGCAGGGAGAAGAGGTCAGGGTAACCCTGGAGGCCGCGATCCATTTGGAGTGGGACACTGGTGGGAGTTGGGAAAGCCCGGAGGTGGAGAACTACCTGGCCGTGCGAGGCGTGAAGGTCTTGTCAGTTGTTGGACGCGATCTCGGGAACTACCCCAGAGAACTTCTTGAGGACGTGGACCCCGGCATGCTGGTATCAGAAGCCATTGTCCGCGCCATCCTCGACCGGGCGGAGGTTGAGTGATGTCAGTTTGTGATCATGAGTGGTTTGTTGAGGGACCTGGGGTCTCAGCCTCTCAGCTCTTAATCGCCTGTGGTGTGTGCGGTGTGTTGGGCGAGGCTCAGGTCACTGCTATCCTTGAGGGGGACGAAGGAGAAGACGATGACTGAAGATAAGATCGTTATTTACATGAATGACTCTTTGGGAAAGCGATGGTCCCGGGGGAAGTACGCCGCACATGCGGTTCACGCCGCTCTTGAGGCTTTTGGGGTCCATCCGGGACTGCCCGTGGTGGTGTTGGGGTCCAAGCCCCGAGCCATCAAGCGTATGCGTGTGTTTATCCGTGATGAGGGACGCACTGAGCTGGAGCCTGGCACCCTGACCGCAGGTACTGACTATAACCCTCCTTCTTCCCGACCTCAAATTTGCAATGACCCCGACTGCCACTTCGACAGAGAGCATCCTGAACATGACTGACCTTGATAGCTTGACTCTTCGAGCCAAAAGACGGAGACGAGAACTTGACCAGAAGTCTGGTGAGGCTCACGCTCTAGCAAGCTTGAAGACTAGAACCGAGGAAGAGATCGTTCACCTTAAGTCAGAGATTGTTGAACTGGAAAAAGTCTCGATGTTGCTCACTTCTATTGCAGAAGACCAGCAGTTTAAAGCTCAAGAGGCTATTGAGACTTTGGTTACCGAGGGTCTACAGACTATTTTTGATGACTCTCTGTCCTTCCATATTCTGCAAAAAGTTTCTGGAAAGTCGGCAACTGTGGAGTTTGTTATACGCACCACCACAGTTGAAGGCAGGGTCTTTGATACCTCGGTTCTCGACGCTAGAGGCGGTGGGCTGGCCGCTGTAGTGGGATTCCTACTTCGTCTTGTGGTTCTTTTGTTGAGACATGACCATGACAAAGATAACGTCCTGGTTCTGGACGAGACTTTTGCTCACGTTTCCGACGAGTATCTTCCAGGTCTAGGAGAGTTTCTGCGTCAGCTGGTTGACAAGACAGGAGTTCAAGTTATCCTAGTTACCCACCAAAGCGAGTTCATGGAGTTTTCGGACAGAGTATATCGCTTTGCCCTCAAAGACGGTGTCACTCAAGTTCGAAAGGAGAAGTAGGTGAGGCTATTAGTTACTGGCTCAAGAGAACCCTCTGATCCTGGGTATGTCAGAGCCGCCCTTTTGTTAGTGGCTTCATTCCATCACCCTAACGTGACCTTAGTTCATGGAGGAGCGAGAGGTGTGGATACGCTCGCTGGGGAAGTAGCTAACGAGAAGCAATGGAAGGTGGAGCCTCATCCCGTGACCCCCGAAGACTTTTCTTTACACGGCAAAAGAGCCTACTTTCTGAGGAATAAGAAGATGGTTGACCTTGGAGCAGATCTGTGCTTTGCTTTCCCTCAAGGGGCTAGTCCCGGCACCCGTATGACCATAAGATTAGCCGAAGAGGCCGGAATTGAGACGCGGGTGTTCGAGCTCCAGTGACCGATGGTAACCCAGAGGGCGAGGAGGAGAACTGTGAACTATCCGGATCTTCTCCTCGCACCTCGAAAAGTGCAGATGAAAGCCCAGACTTTTGGGATCCACGACTTCTGTGCGGCAACTCCGGATGAATCTTGCGCTAGATGCCCTCACCTTATCAAAATGGCTTATGACTGTTTTTATGGTCACATTACTGACCCAGAGGCTCTTCAGAGAGCCATACGCAACGACATTCGGAGTGAGGCTCGTAAAGGATGAATGAATCTCTTTTCTTGAAGTATCGGCCCAAGGAGTTCACTGACTTAGTTGGGCAGGATCTCTCCTCTCTGGCCCTTCAGAGAATGATTGAGCTCAACAGAGTTCCCCAAGGATTACTTTTTTCGGGGCCCTCAGGGACCGGGAAGACCTCAGCGGCTAGAATTCTTTCTCAGTCGTTTGGGGGGCAGGTAACAGAGATTGATGCCGCCTCTAATCGGGGCGTTGATCACGTTCGCTCGTTGATCGATTCCCTGCGATACATGTCCGGGTCTCAGGTTACCATCCTAGATGAAGCCCACAATCTTACCCGCGAGGCTTTCAATGCCTTCTTGAAGACCCTAGAGGAGCCCACCCCCGGGACCATTTTTCTCCTCCTTACTACTGAACCCCACAAAATTCCTGATAGTGTTAAGTCCAGGCTGATGGAATTTGAGTTTAGGCGAATCTCCTCATCAGAGACCCTGAATCTCTTGATGAAGGTCTCTTCTCTTGAGAATATTGAGGTTCCAGATTCTCTTCTTAAAGTGTTAGCTGGGGAGGCTCAGGGTAACCTTCGCTCAGCCTTGACTTCTCTGGAATTCATCCAGCTTTCGGGAATTACTTCGGTATCTGACTATCTTGAGGTGAACGGAAAAACTGACTTTGCTCCTCAACTAGTCAAGTTGATGTGCTTTGGGGATTATGGCTCGATCCTTTTGGAGTTGGACAGTGTTCTCTCTACTGTGGCCTCTCCTTCAGTGATCTCCTCAGCCTTGCTTGAACTGTATCGAGATCTTCTGATTCTGAGGTCAGGCGGCTCACTCGACCGAGAAGGCTCTTCTTATGACATCCGCAAGGAGCTCTCGGTGGAGATTGACAGAGAGCGTCTTCTTTCTGTGGTGAAACTTATGTGGGATCTGAGAACTAAGTTGAGGGTGTCTGATGACCCTAGAGGGTCTTTGGAGATGGCAGTGATTCTCATGTCAGATGTACTTTCCCAAGGAAAACCTGAGCCTAAAGATACAACTGTGGTAGAATCGAGTAAAGTCCCCCGACCCCAGAAAGTGTCAGACTCTTCCGAAAAGATGTCATTGCACGACATACAAATTTCTTGAGGCCTCTTACTAAGGAGAAGCTGTGTCTACTATTCTTGTCACCGGAGGTTCCGGGTTCATCGGGTCCCACACTGTTGAAAGACTTCTTCGGGACGGCCACGAAGTCATTTCTTTTTCTAGGTCAGTGAAGCCTGCTCCCAGGAAACAAGGACTTCGATCCTTCTTAGGGGATATTCGAGATGAGACATCAGTTTTTGAGGCTATGGCTCATTGTGACGGGTTCATTCACCTGGCTGGCATTCTGGGCACCCAAGAGACCATTCAAAATCCGCGCCCTTCTGTAGACACTAATGTCCGAGGGGGCCTCAACGTCCTAGAAGCGGCGGCTAGATACAAGGTCCCCGGAGTAAACATTGCGGTTGGGAACCACTGGGAGCAAAACCCTTATTCAATATCTAAGTCTACCGTTGAGCGGTTCGCCAAGATGTATAATCAGTACCGAGGTACGAACGTAGCCGTTGTCCGAGCCTTGAACGCCTATGGCCCGGGGCAGTCTGTCGCCGCCCCTTATGGCACCTCTCAGGTACGCAAGATCATGCCAAGCTTCGTGATGCGGGCCCTCAGGGGAGACCCCATCGAGATCTATGGAAACGGGAGCCAGGTTATGGACATGATCTACGTCTCTGACGTGGCAGACATTTTGGTAGACGCTTTGTATTACACCAAGGCCGGAGGTGAGTCGGGGTCAGATTTCTATGAGCCCGCTACGGGTCTGGAAGCTGGTACCGGAGTTACCACCACAGTGTCTCAGATAGCCCGCTCTGTCTGTGAGGAAGTCGGGGTTGACTCTGGTAGAGCAATTCTACACGTTCCTATGAGAGACGGCGAGAAGCCCAACTCTACCGTTCTTGGTGATCCGTCTACGTTATGGCCTGTGTATGGAGACTATCCTAAAGGTTTCATTTCATTAAAGGATGGTGTCAAGAGAACAGTGGAGTTTTACAAAAATGTCTACTAAGATCATTCATCGCTTCTGGGCTGGCCCTAAAGAGATCCCAGAAGACTATGCAGAGTTTGGGTTCATGTGGGACAAGATGAATCCGGACTGGGAAATCAAGATGTGGACTGAAGAAGACATCAAGGAATTTCCTACTCTGGGCAAGGTTTTCAACGACTTCTATCGTAGAGACGAGGGACGTCAGGGCATTGAGTTATATGTTCAGATGGCTGATGTAATGGGATATGCTCTCGTTCATAAATTCGGTGGAATGTATGTAAACTGCGACATCGAACCAATTAGGCCTCTCCCCGAACTCCCTAAGAAGGCTTGGGCTTCATACGAGAATGACATCAATGATGTGGTCAATGCTGTTATTGGAGCTCCCGCTCCCCGGAATGTCTTTTGGGGCCGTCTCCTGTCGAAGCTTCCAGCCCGCTATTTCTTGAACCCCACCGATGAGATGGTTCATACCACAGGTCCTGGGCTTTTGACGGACATGGCCCGACGCTTACCAGAAAGGATTCACGTCTTCCCCAAAGAGACTTTCAATCCTGTGCACTGGTCTAAGATCTCGCCAGGAGGAGATGCTAAAAGCTTCAGAGATTCTCTCCCTCCGGAAACTATAGGGGTGCATCACTGGGGACACAAAAAAGATGGAAGGACCAATTACATTGAATCCGCAACCCAGCCGAAGTAGAGCTGTAGCCTTCACCGCCTATGACAGGCCCGGGTATCTTCGGGAATCTCTGGAGTCCTGGCGGAAAGTTCGAGGGATGAATCGGTGGTACTTCTATCTCACTGTTGACCCTTCTGGGGAAACTCAGGAAGTAGTTGATCTCTTCACGCAGTTTGCCCGAGACATGAGACTTCCTGATTGTGTGGTGAAAGTTAATCCTAGAAGGTATGGGGTTCTTCATCACCCCTGGGCCTCTTTTGATCATCTCTTTAGTAACTTAGGAGTAGACCAGGTTCTTAGGGCGGAAGATGATCTTCTCGTTTCTGATGACATTCTAGAGATGTTTGAGTGGATTGACAACACCTACTCTGAAGACACGAGAGTCGCCTCTGGGCACTCCTATTCTGGGGCACTGGAGGGGGACCCCAGAATTATTTCCAAATCTACTCGTTTCGAGTCCCTTAATTGGTGCACTTGGAGAGATAGATGGAATGACTTTATGCGGGACACATGGGATCATGATTACTCGACTTTCAATGGGGTCCCAGGAAGAGAGTCTGGGTGGGATTGGAATTTGAACACCAGAATTTATCCCAAGTTTGGTCTTCAGGCTGTCCGACCTCAGCTCAGTAGAACTCAGAACATTGGTCTTCAGGGAACCCACTCCACGCCTCAGAACTTTTCACAGAGCCCTTCTTTCAGGGAAGAGTATGGGGTAGTTTCTTACGCAGAAGGACGATAGTAGCACTATGTCAGATAGCGCAGATCGAAGAGACCTTCAGGTTGAGGATACCCTTGACCTGGCTTTTGACCTGCCACAGGAGTTTGAGGATGACCCTTACCTGTCCTCCCTGTATCGGGAAATCATTGCTCGGTTGAGGGTTGAGGCAAACGGCCTTCCTATGAACACTGTTCAGACTCTTCTTCTAGAGCGCATTGCTTTCTTCTACATTAATCTAAAGAGGTCAGAGAGGTCTGAAGCTCTCAGCCCAACCAGACACAAGGACTTAGTCTCGTTCTGGCTTAATATGACCTCAGAGTTCAACAAGCAGTTAGCCGCAGGACATGAGCAGTTAAGAGACGCTCTTCTGTTGTCTATCTCTAAGATGGTAATGAGCAAGATTGATGAGATCGAGGACCAGGAAACCCGCCAGCAGTTGAGAATCCTTCTCTCTGAGGGATTCGCAGAGATGGGGCTCTGATGATGGACTCTGATGACAGAGATCTGATTGTTCTTTTAGCCAGTAGCTCTGCCAGCCTTGCCGTGGCCCCGGGCAACAAGGATAATTGGGTGGAGCGTGCTGGTCCTGGAGGTCAGGGCGGCGAGCTCCCCCGCTATGTCCGAAAGATCGCCAGAGGGATAATGAAGTCAGGGAAGAGCAAGTCTCAGGCTATTGCTATTGCTATTAGCCGTATCAAGAGATGGGCCCGGGGCGGCGAGGATGTCAAGGCGGACACACGAATCAAGGCCGCAAAGGCGTTGGCAGAGTGGACCGCTCTAAAGGCCAAGAACAAGAGAAATCAGATCGTTAAAGCCTCAAACTCCGAGGGAGAGTATTTCATGCTCTCATACTCTGGTGAGTTTAATACTGACCTTGTTCGCAGAGCCTGGAATAAGTTCCAGTCTGATCTCAGCAAGAAAACCTTTTCTGGGGACACCCCTGAAGAGGACATTCCTGTTTTCTGGATTGTCGAGCTATGGACCTCTCATATCATTGTTGAAAAGTCTACTTATGGCGAATATGATCAGTCTGAGCACTTCAAGATCCCTTATACAGTAGAGGGTTCTCAGGTCAACTTCGGGGTTCCAGAACCAGTGAAGTCTGCCTATGTCCCCGTTGAGTCAGACTTGACCTCGAATGAGAAGATCTTACTTTCTGATTTGCTGACTTCTTCTAAGGAGTAGCATATGAGAAGACTTTCGGATGAATTTCTCTTAGCTGGAGATGATCCTAACAGAAGCACTCTTAGTCAGGTCTTTGACGAGGAACCTGTCTCCCTAGACGTGTTTGTGCAGGATCAAAAGTTTCTTAATAACCCTCCCCTGTCGGACATCCAGTTTGAGCTTGTGCGTCATATTGAGCGTGTCTATCTTCCAGAGCTCTACCCTGCCATGGCTGACGAATTCGGAGGCTACTGGGAGGACACCTTAGACACCCCGATGCGGAACCTTATCACCGCACAGTGGGGCAAGGGTGGCGGAAAGGACATGACTGTTGGAGTGGCCTCTCTGAGAGTTGCCTACTTGCTGATGTGTCTGAAGTCTCCACAACAGCACTTTGGCATGACTTCCTCCAGCTCGATCCACCTCCTCAACATTGCCGCTAACGCTCCGCAGGCCCACCGTGCTTTCTTCGTGCCTCTAACCCGAGCCGTGAAGAGAGGATGGTTTAAGGACCGAGCTGAGCCCAAGATGAACACCATCATCTATGACAAGAACATCGAGGCTATTTCGGGACACTCTGACGCTGAGGGCCAAGAGGGTTTGAACCTGATCCTCGGGGTTGCAGATGAGATCGATGCTTTCAAGGCTCGCAATGAGCTCGTAGGCGGCGGAAGGAAGGCTCGCGAGGCCTCCACTACCGCTGAGGGTATTTTGGAGATGCTTAAGACATCTGCGTCTACTCGGTTCCCTCAGACCTATAAGCGCGTGGCCATTTCCTACCCGCGCTACCTGGGATCCACGATCCAAAAGCTGACGGAAGAGGCCAAGGTCAATGTTGAGCGTTCTCCATCAACCTCGATCTATTTTGCCTCTGGTCCCTATGCCACCTGGGAAGTAAACCCTCTTCGTAAAGGCAAGCAAGAGTTTGCATCTGACTATGAAGAGGACCCAGTGGAAGCGGCGGCTAAGTATGAATGCAAGCCTGCCCGGGCCACTAACCCCTACTACCGAAACTTCTACATCTTCAAGCAGGCTGTAGACAGGGATACGCAACCCCTTTCTGTAGGATATAAGCGACGCATGGTGGAATCCGAGGTTACCAAAGAGAAGACTTTGGGGTGGGAGCCGGTTTTCACTCTCTCTCCCGGCTTCAAGCCGATCCAGGGGGCTCGCTATGCTATGCACGGGGATCTCGCTATTTCAGGTGACCGTGCCGGAGTTGCGATGTCTCACATCTCTCACTATGAAGAGCGAGAAGAGGTTGTCGCTTCTGGAAAGGACGGAGAGCAAGTCACTCAGAAGACTTCAGTTCCTGTGATCCGCAATGACTTCACAGTGACGTTCGAGGCAGACTCCGGAGCTGAGCCTGCCCGAGAGATTCAAGTTCGGTGGGCCCGAGAGCTGGCTTTTGAGCTAGTTAAGCGTGGGTTCCCTATTGTGTCTTATACGTTTGACTCATTTCAATCAGCAGACAACATTCAGATCCTTCAACAGCACGGGATCCCTTCTGACAAGCTCAGTCCTGACCGAGACCAGAGCATTTGGCGGACCCTGAAAGATATTGCCTCCGAAGGAAGACTTCGAATGTCTTTTAATCAGTTGTTGCTCAACGAGCTTGAGGCCCTGTCTGTTTTCGGTAAGAAGGTAGACCACCCTCCTAACGGCAGTAAAGACGCCGCCGATGCTTTTGCTTGCTCCGTGGTGGGGGCCTTGGTCGCGGGGGGCGAAGAGGACCCTGACGGGACGATGGTAAACATGGGAGACACCATTTTTGAGGTCGGAGATGAGATACACTTAGCTGATGGGCTGGGTTCTCTTAGCCCGATAGGAATGGAGTCTATACTCTCTCTACCTTCTGGATTTGAGGAATACAGTAATGGCTAATACCAACCGAGCTCGTGGTGGAATGAGCGAGCCTGTTAAGATTGATGAGTCTAGGTATGACATCACTTTTGGTGTTGATGCCCAGCTTCCTTTCTCTACCCCATACTCCCCTACCACGATCCGGCCCCCTAAGCTTCGGGACGATACCCTCTATGAGGTCTCTCCTCTTGACTATGACCATAATGGGCCAACTATTCGCGAGCTTGAAATCATGCGAATGCGTGATGGCCAGGCCCAGGCTCTTCACCGCCTTCTCACTCTTCCTATTCGGTCTTCGCTCAAGACCTCTTCTATCGTCCCCGCAGAGGGAGGAGAGAAAGAGGCGAAGTTCATTGAGGATGTCTTCTATACCTCCCCATCTAACGGGGGAATGAGCGTCCCCTTCTCCCGTGTTATGGCTCAAATCCTTGAGGGGCTGTTCACCGGGTTCTCTGCTTTCGAGAAGGTCTTTTGGAAGCCCAAGCAGGGACCTCTGAAGGGTAAGATCGCCCTGAAGAAGTTGGCGTACCGCCCTTGCTCTACTGTTACGTTTGTGACGGACGACCATGGAGGTTTCGCAGGGTTCCGTCAGAGGGTTTGGAAGGGGCCACACCAGATTGACGTGTTCATTGAGCCCAAGTACGCGATGTACTACGCCGCCCAAGAGGAGCTTAGGAAGTTCTATGGAGTAAGCTTCTTCAACGCCGCCTTCTACCACTATGACAAGAAGTCCAAGCTCTACTACACAGGCCATCTTGCCGGTCAGCGTTCTGCTGTAGGAACTCGCCTTGGTACAGTGCCTCCGGGAGCTTCGAGGTCTCAGAAGGAAGAATTCTCTAGAGCTCTGGCTAATATGTCTCTCGCTCAGTATCTGGCAATCCCTGAGGGGTTCGAGGTTGAGGTTCTCAAGGAGGGTGGGAACTTTGATTACCTTGATCTAATTAACCACCACAATTCTCAGATGTCCAAGAGTGTGTTGGCTAACTTCTTTGACAAGGATCAGGGGAGTGGATCCTCTGGAGGCTCGGCAATAAGCTTTGCCGAACCCGGGGATGACATGTTCGTTTTGATGCTCAAGGCAATTATGGACGACATTGCCGATGCCATCAACAACTTCTTGATTCCTCAGCTAATTGAGCTCAACTTTTCTAAGGGTAGATACCCCCAGTTCACGTGGGGAACTCTTACTGACGCTCAGAAGGAGGCCATCAGTGCCACCTTTGATAAGCTCGCCACTGCTGGCCAGTCTCTTGCCATTACCCCTGAGTTCATGCGATCTCTTGAGGAGACCATGGCAGATGAGATGGGTCTTGATGTAGACTATACTGAGGTAGAAGCCCGGGAGCAGGAAGAGCAAGCGATGGCAGAAGCTCAGTTTGCTCTTGAGCAGGGTGAAGACCCTCAAGGGGGAGACCCTGAAGCTCCCCCCATAGACCCAGAAGCTGACGCTGAAGCTCTCGCAGAACTCGAAGCTCAAGCTCTAGCCGTTTAAGGAGAAACATCTCATGGCTCTCAATTCTTCTAGTGAGCGTAAGGTAGCCACCAAGGCGGGGGCTGATTACTTCGGCAAGCCGGTGGGGTCTGTGATCACAGCCAATGATCGAATGACGGCCAAAAACCGCAGGGCTCCCGTGACCATGGACCGCCTGCGTTCTCTGCGACGTCAGTTTGTTCAGGCGAAGCGTGTCGGAAGTAAGCCCATCATGGCGGCGGTCAACAAGCAGTTCCAGGAAGAGATCCGCATCTTTTCAGATACGGGAGGCAGGGACATCAAGGGTATTCTGGACGAGATGGACGCCAATCTCACGGATGGAATGAAAGATTCTACTGAATTGAATGATACTGATGTTGAAGACGGGAACAAGGAAGAATCCCCCGAACAAGCGCCCGAAGACTAGGCAATTTCCCTCAGGGACGATAGTATCCACATCAGTAGAATCTTTTAGGGAGCCCTTCCGTGTCAGCACCTCTTGATGATCCCCAAGAGCTCGATGAGCTCGTTGCCTTAGCCGCCCGCAGGCTGAGGAACTTGGGCGGTAGCAAGAGTCGGGGAGGCCGCTATGTTCGAACTCCCGAGGGGGCCCGACACTTCGGCCAGCCTGTAGGTACTCTCATCACCGCTGACATGGAAGCGGCGGCTGAGAGGCGTTCCGGTACCAAGGCCCCAAAGAATGCTCTGTCTTACGCGAAGCCCAAGCCTCAGACATCGGCACCCGGCTCTCGTCCTTTTGCAATGGGGGATCCCAAGAAGGATGGGCCTCATGTAGTCCAGCCTGTAAACAATCAGCCCGGCAACTCTTCGAAGTCTCAGAGCGTGGCTTCCAAGAAGGCGTCCACTCCTAGAGATGTTAATGCAGACAAGCCGAAGTTCGATGTTCCCACCAGGCTTAAGGAAACGCCATCTCTCCAGGGAGACAAGAAGTTTCGAGTAGGTAAGAAGGCTTACGATGCTCCAGAGGGTTCTCGCCTTATCAAGACCAAGGATGGTAAACTGGCTTATGTCATTGACCCCTCTGGTCGTCCCCACCTCTTCAATGAGCGTGGTGAGGTAGAGCTCTCCCTGGAAAATGAGAACCGTATTGCTCGACTGTTCACTGAAGACTTCTCTGAGGACGAAAAGTACTCTGTTGAGGAGTTTGAGGAAGGAGGCACTAACCTAGGTCAGGTTGGTGACTCTGTCCCCGGCCGGGATTGGCTAAAGAATACTGACCCCGGTTCTGTCATTTCTTTTGGCGAGGGGGAAAAGGTCCGCTGGAAGAAGGGCTCTGATGGAAACTGGCGTCGTGAGGAGGATGGAGACTCTGGCCCGCATTTTGAGTCTGAGGTTATGCCCTTTGACGAGAATACGAAGATCGAAGAAGTTCCCGAAGTCAGGTCCGACCAGGCCTTCGACCCAGCCATTGATGAAGTTGATGATACTGACCTTGATGAGCTGAACGCGGAAATAGAAGAGTCCATGGAGCGACTATCTCCTGAGGACCAAGATCTTGTTCGAGCCATGACATTCCAGATGCGCAGTATGGTCGCGGGTCGTTCCCTGGGATCTCCCGAGGGTGGGGACCGATCTGAAAGCGAAGACACGCGACAGCCCTCTGTCGGGGGGCCAGTAGATCGAGAGACTCTCAGTTCATCTAAGCCGGGCACTACAGTGTCTGAGGAAGACCCTGTCGAGAACCGAAAGATTCGTTGGACGAAGAACGAGGATGGCAAGTGGTACACCCGAGGGTCTGACGAGGGGGTTGAGGATGACTACTTCGATGAGTCCTCCTCTGCAACCTTTACGTCGGTCCCCGATTCCTCCCCCGAGGGTCAGTCAGATTCTCGGCCTGCTTCCGAGAGCTCCTCTTCTGCTGGGAAAGACTCCACAGAATTCGTGCCTGGTGATTCAGAAGCCGGTACTACGGTCACTGTCCCGGAGGGGGATTCTGGCCGCGTCTTCGTGAAGGTAGGGGATAACCAGTGGGTCTCCCCCTCCCCCGATGGGTCCAATGTTGACAGCTTCACTGATGACGACATGAAGGATAGGGACGTAACTGTCCTGCCTTCCTCTGACAGGCGCGCCGCCTCCGGGAGGCGCATGGCAGAACGCCGTAGTCGTGAGGCTTCCCCTCTTCCCTCAGCTGAGTCGGTTGAAGCTAACCAGCGCGCCCGCCGCGAGGCTTCCGAAGAAGCTAGCCGTCGAGGTCGCGAGCTTATGAAGGCTGACGAGAGGCGCAGGGCTGATGAGGCTAGAAAGAACCCAGCTGAGGTCTCTGATTTGGATGGGGCTGGGGCCGGAGAATCCGTGACTGTGGTTGACCCTGACGGTTCTGTCAAGAGTTGGAAAAAGTCCGAGCAGACGGGCAATTGGCACGACTGGGACCGAGACAAGATCAGTCCTTTCTCCGAGGCGTTGAACGGCACGTCAGACAGAGAGAAGAGGGGCCTTTCTTCAGAAGAGCTTCTTGAGGAAAGTGAGGCTGTCTCCAAGCCCGCTTCCCGTCGAGGTCGGGGTACTTCGGAGGGAGAGAGTGCTCGCCCAACTCCCCAGCCTGACCCCAACAACCCCAATGATCTTTCCAACGCCGAAGAGGGCGATGTTGCCTATGCTCAGGATGAAGATGGCAACGACCGAGAGTTCTTGAAGTCTCCTAATGGATCTTGGATGTCTGCTCCTGAGGGTAAGGACACCTTTGAAGAGTGGTCTGATGATGAGTTGAGAGAGCTCGGTGGGGAGCTCGATCCTACTCGCACTTCTGTAGACTTCCCCAACGCTTACGGATCTCACACCAATCAGGTCCAGCCTAATGAGGAGGCCGCTCCTACTAGCCCTGAAGGTGCTGAGTCTTCTCCCCGCCCTCGGAGGAGGAGAGGGCGTAGAAAGTCCGTCCCTGGATTTGATGAAATAGATACGGGGGATTCAGGGGCTAATGACGAGCTCTTCGACCCTGACGCTGAGCCTCAGGATCTTCCTGAAGGAGAAGATGTCATCCCCAAGGCCAATGAGTTTGAAGAGGTTGACCAGCCGGGAGATGAGGCTCGTAAGCGCCCTGGAGGCAAGATGCCCCAGCGCAAGCCTTCGCCAGATCTTCCTGATACCGACACTCTCGGGAACCCTGATGGCTTCTCTCCCACTCCAGTGGGTGCCGAAAATCAGGAGTGGTCACTTCAGCCTAAGGACACCATTACCCGTGAATGGTTCCGTAACGCCCCTGCCGGTTCTCAGATCACTGCCCCCGATCCGACCTCTGCACGCGGAGAGTCCATCTGGGAGAAGGATCTCAACGGAGAGTGGAACCGAGTTGTCGGTCGTGCCGGTCACTTCAGTCCGCGCTCAACTGGTGGGGCCGGTAACGAGGGCCCGGGTCACAACTTCAACATTTTCGAGCCCGATGGGTCCCTTTCTGAGGAGTTCGGGGATTACAAGGTTGGTAAGTCGGGAGACGATTCTTATCGACCAGAGTTTATTCCAAATCGGTATAACAGGATCATTGCTCGTGAAGCTGACCTCGATGCCATGTTGGAGAATGACGGCAATGTAGTTGTTGTTCACGACCCCTCGAACAGCATTCGAGTCAATAACGTCACGAAGAACCTCACTGTTGTGTCGAAAGACGGCAAGTGGTTTGGAGTTACTTCGGACGGTCTTGAGTTCATTGGAACCACCCAAGAAGTCGGATTTGATAAGGGTCACCTTTTTAAGGCCCCCGGAGACGACTACACCGATGTCATTCCTCCGGATCTCAAGAACTTCAGGCACCCTGGAATGTCTCCAACTTCCGTTTATCACGGGCGGGACATTGAAGTAGGAGAGTTCCCCACGGGGGCTATTGTCTATAGAGTTCGAACCGATAAGGAATCTAACACCACCGGAGAAAAGCTTTACGCTTACCGACAGATCGGTCCCGGTCAGTGGGTGGGAAATGAGTTTGGTGAGGGATCTATATACTCTACTGAGCGCCTGAACACTACTCTCGGAGGGGAGTTCTTTGTGGATGACTCTCCAAGGATCTTGGAGAGGTACAACGCAAGATTGGATGAGTACGGTCGTCCTCTATACCACCACCTGGACGATCCTGACATCTCTCCACAGTTCCACCCCGAGGCTGACCTCCCTGAGGCTCTCGACTACAGTGCTGGTGAGACCATTGCTCGGTTCTCGCACATCCTTGAGCACCCTGAAGGTACTGTACTTCGAGTACGGGGTACCAGTGTTACCCCTGATGTGTATATCCGTCGTGAGTCTGACGGGTGGCATGAGATGAATGGTCCTGATTCTGTATCTCCTCGTGTTTCTTCTCTCGGTGAGTACACAGATGCGTTCTCGGACCCGAACCGGGGGATTTCCTTCGTTTCCTTCGGGGGTTCGTATGATGACTCGTTCCAGGGGGTTGACCTCTATCCTGGAGGTCCTTCGGTTTCAGCTGGGGACGTTAGATCTGTCATCGACGCCTTAGACAGCTACAGTGGCCCTCACGTGGCCTCCGCCTTGCGCCCCCTTGAGGGGTCCGGTAATCCGATTCTTGATGCAGATACACTGGCGGTTCTCCAGTCGAGGGCCGCTAGAGCTTTCCCCAACAATGACCGAAAGCGTCAGCTTTCCAACTACCTTCGTCAGCAGTTGGGCGAAACCCCACAAGATATTCAAACTCGGGACTCTTCTGTCCCCCGAATTGCTTTCGGGGACCCGCAAGGAAGAAGAGTATCCGGTAGCAATGGACTGAACGGAATGCAGGTTTCGGCTGAGGAGCTTGACGAGGCTATCACTATCTTGGAAGAGACTCGCCTTTCCACAGCTAAGCGTGCCTTGATGGAGGCTGACAGTCCCCTGAGCTCTCTAGATCCCAACAAGGTGCTAGAGTATAGGAATGGGGGGCCCATCTCGGTTCCCGAGGGAGAGAAGCCTTCTGAGTACAAGAAGCGTAAGTTCGTGGACTACTTGAAGGCGACCAGAGCATCTTTCGAAGATATGGAAGAGCCTACTCCGACTCCTGAGCCTACTCCAACCCCTGAGTCCGCTCCGACTCCTGAGCCTACTCCAACCCCTGAGTCCGCTCCGACTCCTGAGACCACTCCCGCTCCTGAGGTAACGGAGGACCGAAGCCCCGGACCCTCTTCTGTTTCTCCTGAGAGGCAGGCATTGAATTCTGCTGTTGCTTCCGCCCTCAATGCCAGAGAACTGAGGGATGCTCTTTCAGCCAGGTTCCCTGGGGTGGAGATCAAGGGCCTTGACTCTCAGAGGTCTGACGTCTTCCCTGACTTCAAGGCTAAGGCAGTTCACTTCGCTGAACAGTCGAGCGATTTCGAGTTCGGAGACCTTCGAAGCATCTCCCTTTCAGTTCACAGTTCTGGGAAGAAGTCCCACGCTGGGGGGTGGGTGCAGTTCAGCTACTATGGGAGAGGGAACAAGATTACGCTCAACGCGGGGGCCCACTTCACCCAGTATGATTTTGACGGAATGTTAAATGATGGCGATTTCCGAGCACCCAGAGGGGCAGATGTTCATCAGTACACAGCCACCCACGAAATGGGTCACCTCCTGCACACAAACTTTGGTCCCGAGGAGGCTAATGCCCTCAGCGCACGGGTCCAGGCTGTCCTCAGAGAAGACAACAGTGTGGTCAATGGGGATGTAACCCGTGAAGGTCTGATTTCTAAATATGCCGCTTCTAACGTTTATGAGATGGTGGCGGAAGCTTTTGCCATGACCCGTCTTTATCCGGACATAGCGTCTAGAATTGAGAAGAGAATCCATGATTTGCTCATGGAAATGTATGAGAGGAATTCGTAGATGTTTAACCCACACTATTTAATGACTAGAGAAGACATTGAAGAACTAGTTGATGAGACCGTAGAGGAAGGTTTTATTTCTTTAGGGCCCTGGCCGAAAGAATTGATGGAAAAGTTGGCTTCTCTTCTCAATGAAGACATTACCCGGGACGAAGTTTTGTCTTATGCCGATCAAGTTTTAGTGGGTAAGCCTCTCTCCTCTTTGCCCAGCCCTTTGCTCTAAAGGCTTTCTGGCCGATAGTAGACCCATGAACACTTTTGCCATTGTTCCCTCAAGTTCGGATAGTGACGGGTTTGTCGAGCTATCTAGAACGAAGAAGGGGAGACTCTTTGAGAAGCACATCCTCAGCTATGGGGACCTTCTTTATAACGGGCGAAAGATCACTATTGACGATGAATTTTATCAAACTCTAGAGCGTAACTTCAAGAACAATGTTTGCGGGATTGTACAGATTCCCAAGGTTGACGACAAGAACCGTCACACCGAAGATCCTGACCGTAACATAGGTGAGGTCATTGGCCTTTCCCAAAGAGAAGGCAAGATCTACGCTCAGCTTGATGCAAGAAACGAAGCAGACGCCGATAAGCTAGGTAAGACCCTTTTGGGGGCCTCTGCTCTTTTCCACACTGATTACTTGGACACTAGAACCCAAGAACGTGTGGGACCTACTCTAGTTCATGTGGCAGTAACAAATCGGCCTTATGTAAATGAGCTGGATGACTACCAGGAAATCCTACTTTCTGGAATGGCCGATGGTAACGACGAAGCTGTTTTACTTACAGCCGCCCCTAAGGAGAATACCCCTATGCAACTCGATGATCTTCTTGCCACATTGAAGGCAGACCATAACATCGATGTCCCTGCGCTTCAAGAAGCCGCAGGAAAGGTTGACAAGGCTGTAGCTTTGACTGCCCGAATTCAGCAGGACCTCTCTGACGCGGGGTTCATTGCTCTTTCTGACACTGACGACGGACTCGCTTCCGCTGAAGAACTTTCTTCGGTCATTGAGGAGGCGGGAGCTCAGGTTGTTTCTTTGACTGCTCAGGTTGAAGAAATGCAAACTGCCACCGCCCGCAAGGAAGCAGAGTCTAAGGTTCAGAAGCTAGTTGACGATGCCTTCATTCTTGAGGACAAGTTTGACGCTTATGTCAAGCTCGCCATGAACGACCCCGAGACTTTCGAGGAGATCGTTCCAGATTCCGCACTTGTCTCCCTCTCTGACGAGCAGGGCAGTGAGCAAGAAGAGGAAGACCCCGATCCCACCGAACTAGAAGCTGAGGACGAGGACGTGGCAGTTGAGCGTATTACTTCCTACCCAGGCTTCAACTTCGCTTCCGCATAAGCGCATCAGCACCCGATAGGAGACAGTAACGACCATGGCAGAATATGTAGGCAACACCAGCCCTCAGCCTCAGTTCAATGGAGCGCTTGAGTTTAACCTCAATGAAGAGCTTCTCTACTCGACTAAGGATGGGTACGTCCAGAAGGGCGTTTCCCTTAAGTCCGGTCAGGGAGTCCTTCCTCTTGGTACTTTCCTTAAGAAGGATAGCGGTACCAACTACTACGTCAAGGCCGATGATGCCGCTGACGTTGTGGGAGTCCTTCGACAGACCACCGATACTGGAACCGACGCCGCCGCCAGTGCTTGGCAGGCCAACATTCTTTTCGGTGGAACCCTGAAGCACGCTCACGTTTCGAACGCCAACTCTGGAGTCACTCTAGGTGACGTTCTCAACGCACAAGTTAATGAAGTGGTTGGATTCTTCCGCTTCTAAGTTTCACAGTCGGGATGCTGAAGGTGAAGCTCGGACGTTTACTCCGAGCTGATCCTTGAGTCGCTCAACGAGAACTCAATAAGGCCAGCCAAGTGACCACTCTAGCGGTGGGGTGCAGGCCGGGCATCAAGTTTGATGTCGCTGATCCTGATGTAAGTATAGGCAACGACCAAAAGGAGACATACGGTGCCTGACATTTCGATTCTACAGCCCACAGTGCTGAGACGAGTGGTCGAGAAGTTCACGGCCCCTGAGAAGATGACCATGCTCAACATGGTTCCTCAGTCTCAGCACCCATTCCCCTCTGCTCAGTGGGAAGTCGTCCAGGGGTCGCGTGCTATTGCTCGTCCTAACATCCCCAACTCTGAGGCAAACATTGTTCCTCAGCGTGGTCGAGCTTCTCAGAGCCACACCTTCATCTACCTTCGAGAGAAGAAGATCTTCACTCCTACCACGCTTCTGTGGATGCGTAAGGTAGCTGAGAGCACTGGCGACCTTGCGGTTCTTCAGAACGCTGAACAGCATGTAACCCGCGAGATTGAGGACCTCAGCTCTCGTGCGGACAACTTCGCTGAGTGGGCTCTCTGGCAGTCCTTGACTGGTACCCTCCAGTATGACAACCCAGAGACCGGCGTCATCGCTGACGTTGACTACATGATTCCTACCGCGCACAAGCCTACTCCTGGCACCGGCTGGGACTCGGCCGGACCTACTTCTATCGTGGATGACATCCGCGCGTGGAAGAAGTTGATTCGACGTAACGGTATGGTTGAGCCCACTGATGCTTTCGTGACAGAGGCAACTCTGACGAAGATCTTCAATTCCTTCGTCACCGCAGGAAGCTCTGCCGGGGGACTTCTGTCCGACCGCATGAAGGACGAGTACTACACTACTGGTGTTCTCCCCGGCTTCATGAAGATGAACTGGCGGATCCAGGAGTCCACCTATGACGGGGCGGATGCTACTTACTCAAGCACTTCTCTCCGCTACCCCAGCGAGGACACTCCATTCCTCGCTGAGGATGCTCTAGTCATGGGTAACTTCAGTGCCAACCGTCCCATTGAGCTCATGGTTGGACCCACTGCCGACCTTGAGGCCCCCAAGAACTACACCGGCAAGTTCGTGAAGACTTGGCAGGAGAAGGACCCCTCGGGCCGACAGGCTCTGCTTGAGTGGAACATCATGCCAGTTATCACTCGACCCGAGCAGTTCGTCTACGTGGCTGACGTTACGGCCTAAGCCTAATTCCCTAGGCTCACTCAAGAAGCCCGGCTCCTTTTGGGGTCGGGCTTCTTGCTTTGTCTGAAAGGGCTCGAACCCTCTAATCCTAGGTTATAATAACTAGGAGAGCAGGCCGATGGTAACCATACAGTTACCCTGACGATCATGAGGGAATGATTCTTGAGCTCACTAGAAGAAGCAGAAACGTCCCTGACCAGTCCCCCTCCCCCTGAGCCTTGTAGTGTTGGTGAGTGGGTCTCTAAACAGCGCGACTCTCTCCAGAAAGCCATCAGAGAGGCTGAGGAGATGGACCCCAAGAAGAAGACTTCAATGGCGATCTATGAGACGCTGAAGAAGCTTGAGGGAGTGGATCCCTTCCCGGTCAAATACAACCAGTACCGCAAGCATAGGGTGAGGAAGTGTGGTTGCTATGAGTCCTGAGGAAGAGTTGCTGAAAGAGCAGGAAGTCCCCGAAGAGGACGACTTCGAAGACATCAAGCCTCCCAAGCTGAAAGTAGACGCTTCTGCTGAAGAAGGGACGTTTGAAGGCTTTGCGTCTCCGAATCCTCTAGCTCCTGATGAGTATGAAGACGCTTTTCAGAAAGTCTATAAGCTAGCAGGTCTTGATCCCGAGCAATATCGAATTGTCGAAGATACTGTCCGCTTCTCGGTATGGCAACAGTCAGCTAAGCCCAAAGGGGCAAAGAAGCGCGACCTCGTCACCCTGTACTCTTATAGGGCCCGCTTCAGGAGAGTCTCTGCTGTTGATCGCAAGACCGAGAAGTTGGTCGCGGAGCTTGCTGAGAGCGCCCGTAAGCGGCGTAAGCTAGCCAAGAGAACTCCTGGGACGGGTCTTGGTCCACCTTGTTCCTATACAGCCCTTCCCTCAGACTGGCAATTCGGAAAGAACGAAGTTCGAGAGCAGGATCTGGCTCATGGGGCAACGGGGGTGGAACAGACTACATGGAGGATTGAGAGATTCCTCGATTCTTCGGCTAAGCGGATTAAGGACCTTCGCCGCTTGGGAAGAAACATTGAGAGCGTTTCAATTGGGTTCATGGGAGATCCTACAGAAAATATTGCTGACTCTTATCCTAATCAAACTCATATCATTGAACTCAATTTGAATGATCAAATCATGAGGGCTTTGGATATGATGACTTTGGTCTGTGAAGAGCTATTGCCTCTATCCCAGGAAGATCCTAACGTCTTTGCTGTTCTGTGTAACCACGGACAGCTTGCACGCCGGGGAACAAAGACCAATGTGACAGATGATGCGGACAATGTCCAGAATCTTTTGATGTCTTTGTTGAGGAATCGCATCATTGGCCCTTCGTTTCCAGGAACGAACTGGTACCTGCCAGAAGAGAAAATGATCACGACTCTTGATATTGCAGGTATCCCCGTGGCGTCGGCACACGGGCACAAGATCCCTAGTGGGGCTAATGGCGAGGCAAAGTGGCTTTCTGCTCAAACGGCGGCTCTCGCAGACAAGCGCGGTTTCAAGCCTAAGCTCTGGCTTACCGCCCACCGACACAGTCATGATGCAAAGGACTACGGCCCTTATCACCGTCTTCAGGCGGCTACTGCTGATGGGGGATCTAAGCACTTCGAGGACGGCACTGGAACTTACTCCACCCCCGGAACTTCAGTCCTTGTCATAGGCCCGCACAATGAGCGTGGCTTCACCGACTGGGAGCTCCTGTGACTTTGCAGGACGATAGTAAAACTAGAGAATAGGAAGGTATCCCTCCATGGCACGACGCAAAACCACGGACGCACCAGATCTTGGCACAGTAATGGAAACCGCCGAAGAGTCCCAAAAGTCAGGAGAAACTAAGCCTGGAGTGATCAAGGTTTACTTCCTGCAAGATGGATTTACAGCTCTTGGAGAAGTTTGGTATAGAGGCCAAGACACTGAAGTTGTTGTAGGGTCAGAGGATTACGAAAAGACTAAAAATAGCCAGGGAGACTCCTGGTTAGATTTGATCTCTAATCCAGCGGCCCAGAAGAAGAAGTATGGGAAGGTCATGTTCTCGGAGAACATTGATGACTTGAATATCTAGAAAAAGGAACCTATTTCATGGCAGAGTATCCAGCCTTGGCCGTCAATGATTTGTCTGTGTTTTCGGGACGCCCAATCTCGGACTACCCAATGCCCTACTCATTGACTGCTCTGTCACAAGCGACTCTTCTTTTCAAGATTGCTTCTTGCCTTAAGACTTCTCTCCCTGATGATGAGATTTATATAGATCTGGCTAAACATGCGATTCTGTCTCTAGCTGACTACGCTGTTCTTTCTCAGCCCTACCAAAAGGCCGGAGCTAGCCCATTCAGTAGCGAGTCTATCGGGTCCTATTCATACTCTAAGATGGCCGCGAAGGCCCGGGCCGGACAAGAGCTGGGGGTCCCCTGGTTTGACTTGGCCATCCAAGAGATGGGCGTGTGTAATGAGAAAGATGATGCCTTCGCCTATGGGGGTATCGAGATGATGGAACACGACGGAGTTCTGGTTGATGGAGCTAGTCAAGGAAACCAGAGATTTATCTCCCCCCAGGACCATCTTCTTGCGCAAAGCTATGGGGTTGACCCAGAAGATCTACATTAGGAGAGGGACATGGATCATCTCTATCCCTCGGGAGTAGTTGTGGAGAGGCCTACCATTACTAATGTCAATGGTAGAGCTAGGAACACTTACTCAGAGGTGTCGATACCCGGAGGGGGTCCTCTTAAGTGTCGTCTCGATCTCCAGTTTGTGCGTGTGGGAGACGTTCAGCCCGCGCTCGTGGCTGGCAGGGCCCCTGACCGCTACGGAATTATGTTCTGCTCGTCTTCTTCCCCTATCAAAGCGGGCGATAGGATTCGAACAGTTTCTGGCCCCGTCGATGGGATCTTCGAAATCAGGACCATTCCTGACATGGCCGTGGACTTTGCTTCCATGCACCACATTGAAGTTCAGGTGTGGGAGTCTCACCGAGACCTTGATGAACTCTGGCCTGGGGAGTGATTATGATTCATATCACTAGCGACTTCTCGGCAATTGATCGTGAGATTGACCGAATAACTAATCGCCAGCCAACTCGAAAGATGAAGAGAAATCTTGATGCCGTGCTGGAGCTGGGTTTTGCTCAGACTCAAGCTGTGGTTCACGTAGAAACAGGTTCACTTAAGTCTTCCGGGAATTCTTCTTCAAAGAGTGACAGACTAACTAAGAGGTGGGAAGGAGAGATCCAGTATGGTGGTCCTTCCACCAGCATTAACAATCCAGTGGACTATGCCATCTATGAGAAGAGGCGGGATGGGGCGCACGATTTCTTTGCACCCCTTCATCTCCTCCACCCACTTTACGTCTCGGCTATCTTGAGAGGACTTGAGAAGTGAGTAAGCTTTCCTTGGCCGCACGCAATATGCTGGTACAGACTCCCGAGGTTCAGAGCCTCGTCTCTAGCGGGTTGATCGCAAGTGACTCTGAATGGGACAATGGGTGGGTTTTTGACAATTACATCATTCCCAGAGCTCTTGATGACAAGTCATACACCACAGCGGTCGTTGTTTCAGAGCGTGTCTGGCAGGATCCTAATCCACACAATACGATGAAGTTTCCCCTGCTGGAGGTCGATATTTGGGCGGCTCCTACGAGAGATAGTTCTGGTTCCATCATAGAGAGGGACGCCGACGACCTCATTGAGGAGGTAATGGCTGGGATAATGCCTTATTTCCACGCTATTGATCGAGGCGTCCCCGGCAGATCTGGAGACCCTCATATCTCCTACATGGGCTCACCCGGAGAGGTGAGATATTGGGGAACAGAAGATGAGATTCTCAATCATACAGGGGTTCCTATTTTCGACTCCACCCATATCAGCACAGAAGACTTCAGGGATGTTGAAGGCGGTAATGGGGTAAGGTACCGATCTTACCGCTTTGGCATCGAAACAGCTTAATCCAATAACTCACAGAGGACTTGATCCCATGAAAGTATTGCTAACAATCCCACTCTCTCGTTTTTCAGGTTATGGGAATGACGGAATTGGACTTACCCGAGCCTTAGTACGTGCGGGGGCAGATGTATATATCCGTCCGAAGGTGGTGCAGGCTCCCCTTCCTGCTGACATTGCCCAGCTTCTGACAAAGGGGCTTCGAGCCCCTTTCGATCTCACCATCACCCACTTGGACCCAGCGGCCTTACAGCTACCCCCCGACACCCGCGCCTCCAGTAAGATCTGCATCGCCTGGAGCATGTGGGAGTACACAGACTTTAGCTTCATGAGAGGTCGATCTAAACTCCGCGAGAATCTGCGAGACTACGATGCTGTAGTTGGGTATGACGAGGTTACTAACGAGTGTTTCCGCCCTTATTATCGGGGTCCTATCCTGAAGCAACAAGGTGGATATGAGCCGGAAGGTTGGGAGTATTTAGAGCGGAATTGGAATTCGGAAGACTTCTATTTCTCCATGGTTGGGGCTCCCCTTTCTATCAGGAAGAATCCATTGTCTGCTGTGAAGGCATTTGGCGAACTCAAGAACGAGAACTCCGAGTTTGACAAACATGCTAGGTTGATGTTGAAAACTACCCCTGACGACAAAGGACTTAGCCCCAAGATGGAGGATGTGTATCCGGGTCTGAGGGTGTTCGCGGATACTTGGACCCCTGACATTCTCAAAGAGTTCTATCGGAACACCCACGTACTTCTGGCCCCCTCCCGGGGGGAAGGGAAGCACATGCCTTCTCTGGAGATCCAAAGCACTGGAGCTCCGGTCATCGCTACCAACTGGGGTGGCATGACTGAATGGCTTAGCCCTGAGTATTCCTACCCAGTGGACTACCGGCTGTCCCTTCAAGACCCTATCAACAAGTCTATGACTAACGCTGAAGTCTCGGTCCCTCATCTCAAAGAGCTTATGCTTCATGCGTTCCAGAATCGAGATGAAGTGAGGCACAAGGGGTTCGTAGCTTCGCAGATTATCCCTCAACTTTGCTCCTGGGAGAATGTTGTAGGTAGGTTGATGGGCAAATTGAGGGATCTCGAAGGTGGAGAGGAACTGTGGGCCCGTTACCAGATAGCTCTTTCGGAGGCTGAAGATGGAGACGACTGAAGTCCGCTGTCCTGTAGGCCCCCGAAGATTGTTCACTAAACTCCTTAGCGATGGAAAAAAACCTACCATCACCGCATCCAACCTAATTGAGTTTTCTTGCCCAGAGTGTAAGAAGCTTTTTAGGACGCAACACAATATCTATTGCTCTAGAGTTTTACACCGCTATGATTTAGCCGGAGAATTGGTTGAGTCAGTTCTTGAGGATGCTCAAGTTCGACCTCGTGGCCGATAGTAGAAATAGCCGCTGTAAAGCGCGTTTCATTTGACCTACCCTAAGGAGAAACACTGTGGCTACCAAGAACGTTGAGGGGTTTTCTATCTCTCACGCCGCGATTCTCGACGGCCAGACTGGACTTGAAGAAGAGTTCGGTGATCTGTATGGTATCCGCTCCGGTTCTCTAGAGCTTGATCAGGATAGCTACGACAACACTGGTGACGACGGAATCCTCAGTACCTGGTACTGGGCTAACAAAGTGAACGTCACCATTCAGTCTGGGTACATCCCGTTCCAGACCTGGTCTCTGATTTCCGGCTCGAAGGTTACCTCTTCCGGGTCGGGAGCTAGCGAGATTCTGGAAGCCCCCCTTTGGGAGCAGAGGCAGATGAACACTCAGCCTCGACCTATGCTTGTGCGAGTCCCTTCTAAGGACTCTGCGGGTGCGGTTCGCCTTCTGGACTTTATCCTGTTCAAGGTTCAGTTCCAGCCTTTCAGCTTCGACGGACCTTCTTACAAGGAAGGTCTTCTGGTTAACTACAATGGATCCGCCTTGTTCTCGGACACTGACCACGAAGGCAACCAAGTAGTTGACTCTCAGACTGGGGATCCAACGACTGCCATTGGAAAGCTTATTTCCAAGGGAGTTTAAGTAGAACACGGAGCTAAGTTAGAGCTTCTTCAACAAATACAAGGAGAGTCGCGTGACGACCGCAGAAACAGATACAGATGCAATTGTAACCGAACCTCGTGCCCTCACACTAGAGAATGGCGTTGAGGTTCGAGTAGAACGAATTCGACTAAGACAGTTGATGAGGTTCTTGAAGATTCTCACTAGAGGTGCTGGAGGAGCCCTTAGCTCTCTCAGCCTTTCTGAGGACAGTTCTCAGGAAGAGTTTGCTACAAACATCTTAATGGCTACAATTCTTGCTTTCCCTGAGGCTGAGGATGAGTCGGTTGACTTCCTCACCTCCATGGTCTCCCCTGCTGGTCTTATCGAGGGCAAGAAGCTCTCTAAGGCTGAGATGGAGATCAACGACGGGAAGTACCAGGCTGTCATTGAGGCTCTACACAATCCAGAGTTGGATGACACTGTTGCCATCATCACAGCGATTGTTGAGGTCGAGGGGCCCCACATCCGTTCCTTGGGAAAACAACTAGCGACCCTGCTGAAGGCACAGAAGAAGTCAGAGGTCGCAAAGAAGCCCAACGCCTCCTCCAAGAAAACCTCGAACGCCTAGACCCCCAGGGGCTCTTAGGAGGGTTCAGTGTTGCCTATGACTTGGTTGCCGCAGAGTACGGATGGTCCGACGAGTACATCAATAACCTCCCGCTTGTTCGGCTTCATCAGATCGTTGCGGCAATCAGGACGAGAAAGTACTTTGAGTCCAGAGAAGAGGGACAACGCTTCTCCTGGTTGGCAAGGACGCTTGCTGCGTACGTTGCCGCTGGGTACATGGTCGAGGGAGATAACCCAGCCCTAGAGAAGGCTGGGACGATTGCCTATGACGACATTGAAGCCGCACTGCTTGGAGACCTACCTGAGAAAGAGGCAGAGAACAAGCCGGGTTCCTATGAGCGCCTACACATGCTCTTAGCCGGAGGCCCTAAGAGGGCGATTCAGTAGTAAGGGGAGAGCATGGAGAGAAACGAGACGAGGGTACTCTACAAAGCCCTTGCTGACTTCTCGGCTCTTTCCAACGCCGCCCGAAAGGCCCGCAAGGAAATCGCGGACCTCAAGAAGGAAGAGCGGGATCTCAACCGAGAGTCTGCCCGAGGCTCTAATGGCGCTGATAATAGGAGGAAGAACGAAGGAAAGCTCATTCAAGAGCAGATTCATTCTCTTCGTCAGCTCAACAGAGAACTTCGTGACACCTCCACGTCTGTCAAGGGCTTCAAGTCCCGCTTGGATGAGTCAAACACATCCCTGAATAGGGTTGGTTCCTCCACCCAACGGACCACTGAGCATCACCGCAACTACCGGCGAGAAACAGACCGGACAAGCCTTGTTGTCGCTAAGCTGAGGACTCAGCTTGATGGACTAGCCAAGGGCTTCAACGCCCTTCGTAACTGGCGTCCTCGGCTGATTCCTCCTTTCATTGCGCTAGTTCCTATCGTGGGAGGTTTGCTGGCTCTTATTAATCCTTTGGTTGCGGGTATTGGAGCTTTGGGTGTTGCTACCTTTGGCTTCGCCTCTAGTTTGGTATCCCTGTCAGGAGCCGCCCTCTCGGTGATTCCGGGCTTGACGGCTATCCTTACCTTGGTGGCCTCTCTGAAGACCGCATTCGGTGGGATTGGAACCGTCTTCCAGCGCTACAACGCTATGAAGGAAGCCTCTGGCGGCGGAGGAGGCTCGGCCCAAGCTGAGCTAACCCGGGCGGAGGAGCTGGAGCGGGCGAACATTAGGTATGCCCGAGCGCTTGAGAATGTCCGCTGGGCTCAAGAGGACCTCAACAAAGCCCGCGAGGATTACATTCAGCTTCTTAAGGACTTAGAGAAGGCCGTCAACGACGCTTCTAAGGCCGAGGGCATAGCTCGGGACAACGCCCGATTTTCTCAGGAGTACGCCACCGAGATCGCCGGAGATCCGAACGTTTCCGAGGCTGATCAGGTTGCCGCCCAAGAGTACGCTGACTATCTCAAGGAGCAGGCGGAAGAGGCCCGCGAGATCCGCATTGAGACTGAGAAGGAGCTCAAGGAAGCCGAGAGAGGCGGAGTAGACAATAATCGCCAGGTGATTCAGGCTCAGCGTCGTCTTGAGGATGCTACCTGGGCTGTTCGCGATGCCCAGTTAGCTCTCACCAACACTCAGAATGGAACTGCGGGAGCGGCCTCTGCCGCCGCCTCAGCTGAGGCCGCGTTCCGGAAGGCACTAGACAAGCTTTCTCCTTCTGCCCGCTCAGTGGTTGAGACCCTCATTGCTCTGAAGGAGGAGTGGGAGGATGTTCAGCGAACTGTTCAGGAGTCGTTCTTCAAGGAGATTGTAGACGACGCTAAGTTGTTGTTCGATCTTCTTCCTAGCCTGACTATTCTCTTGAGTTCTGCCGCTGGAGCCGCAGGTAGAGTCACTTCTGACCTTCTTCAGCAAATCACCTCTGACGAGTGGCTCGAAGATATTGCGTCTATTGCTGGTCAGAACGTTGCCCTCATTGAAAACTATGGGGACGCGCTTGGAAGTATTCTTGACATCTTCAGGAATATCACTGTAGCGGCTGGCCCCTTCGCTGTGGCATTGAGTGAGACCGTTGCTGATGGATTGGCTAGTCTCAGTGAGATTACGGCAACTGCTCGTGACGATGGATCCCTAGCAGAGTGGCTAGAGACCGTTGCCGATAGACTTGGCATGTGGTGGAGAATCATCAAGAATATCGGGAAGACCCTCTTCAATTATGGAGCGGCTTCCGCTGAATTTGGTGAGTGGCTCACTGGTAGTTTTGAAGAACAAACAGAGCGCTGGTTAGAGGCTTCTGAAAGAGCTCGGGAGGAAGACTCCAGGTTCAAGCAGTATCTTGAGGACCTCAAGCCTCTACTCAGTGAGCTGGCAGATCTGGCAGGAGCTTTCTTCGGCTGGTTTGCTGGGGTCTCCGCTGACGAAGACAACATTCAGAACATGAAGGATCTCTCTGAGTTGTTGCGTACTGATCTCGGCCCCGCTCTAGGTGAGCTTCTGGATCTACTCGCGGACTCAGAAATAGGCGAGAAGCTGATTGGAGCCCTTACAGACCTTGTCGAGTTGATTATTGACTTCCTAGAAAAGGGAGGCCTAGAGGGATTCGAGGAGTTCTATTCTGTCCTCTCCAGCATTTTCAATTTCTTCTCTGATCTCATTGCACTAACCCCAGAACCTGTTCTAAAGACTCTAGCCGTCACCCTAGGTGCTCTCTCAGCTATGACCTTCCTTGGTCTTGGCCGCATACTGAGTCTGCTTAGCCTTGTCCTTGGTAAGAAGCTGGCAATGGGAGCGCTCACTAAGCTCCTAGGAGCTTTTGGTTTGCTTGGAGGAGCGGCCACTCCTGTTCGTCCCCCCGGAGCCCCTCCTGTTCGTCCCCCCGGAGCCCCTCCTATTCTTCCCCCCGGAGGGGGTTTGAAGCCCGGAAAGCCTGCTGGCGGAGGCGTTGGCGGTTTCTTCGGTCGAGTAGTCAAGAGTCCTGTCGGTAAGGCTGGGTTAGTTGGCCTTATAGCGACTGCTGCTACTGAGGGTCTTGCTACGTTAATTGAAGACGGAGAGGGTACCAAGAGAGATCTAGCGGCGGCTGCAATTCGGGGCGCTCTCCTGGGTATTCCGGGGCAGATTTTCTCTATTGCTAATAGCGACATCGACTTCCAAAAGATCTGGGATGAAGCTATCGAAGGAGGGGAAGAGTTCCTTGATTGGGTAAAGGATCTCCCTCGTAGTATCGGTGTGCTTGTTGGAAATCTATGGAACGGTATCAAGTCCATAGGGTCTTGGCTTTCAGAGCAATGGGAAAAGTTCACCTCTTGGCTTTCGGAACTTCCTTTCAAGATTGGAGAATACGCCGGTAACGCCTGGAACCGTATGAAGGGCATTGGCTCATGGTTAGGGGAGCAATGGGAAAAGTTCACCTCTTGGCTTTCGGAACTTCCTTTCAAGATTGGAGAATACGCCGGTAACGCCTGGAACCGTATGATGGGCATTGGCCCATGGTTAGGGGAGCAATGGGAAAAGTTCACCTCTTGGCTTTCGAACCTCCCCAGTGATATTTCAAAAACAGCTGGGAACGTTTGGCGCTTTATTCAGGGCATCGGGGGATGGCTCTCCCAGCGGTGGGTCGAGTTTGCTGGCTGGCTCACTAGACTCCCTGGGATGGTGAAGGCGCGAGCCGGAGACATCTGGAAGTCTATGAAGGGCATCGGGGGATGGCTGGGAGATCAGCTGGTTAGGATAAAGAACTGGTTCACAGCTCTTCCGAGAAGGATTAATGATTGGGCTAGTTCAGCCTGGGATGGTCTAAGCGGTTGGGCAAAGGAGATCTTTGGCGACTTCAAGGAAGGGTTTGACTCCACTCAACGGGGCGAGGGAAGAGGCAGTGTAAGAAACAACAGCACTGGTGGCTCAGTTCCTGGCTACGGAACCAACGATACAGTTCCTTCGATGCTTACCCCCGGAGAATTCGTCCTGAGGAAGTCGATTGTGAGGAAGATTGGAACTGATAACCTAAACAGAGTAAACGCTGGCATCATGTCTTTGTCAGAGGCCATGAACAGCTCTACTTCTTCTCGCCCAGAATCTCAGCTCTCTTTCTTCCAGAATGGCGGAGAGGTAGGAAAGATGGTAGGATCTTCCCGGGCCTACAAGCCTACTTCCATGGGAACAACCATCGTGAACAACTACACCATGGAGAATGTCAACATCAACAACCCAGTAGGAGAGCCCTCCGAGGAGTCCATTATTCAATCTGGACAGGAACTGGCCTTTGTAAATGGATGGGTGTAACTCATGGTAAATACTACACAGACCTATTGGGAAGTGAACGGGGTCTCCCTCAACACTTACGCACACAACATCTCAACTCTAGGTGGAGGAAGGACGAATGTTCCTCTGACGAGAGGCTCGAATATTCTCGTCCCTTATCGCCGAGGTGAGGTCTACATTCCGAAGATCGCCACCTCTCGCGACATCACCTTGGCTATGTGGGTAGCTGGTGTTGATGCGGATGGCAAGCCTGAAGGGTCGTTTGAGGCCAGATGGCAGGACAACTTTGACACCCTCAGGAGATTGCTGTGGCGAGAGAATGAGACCGTTACGCTCACGAAGAGATTCTGGCGCAGGGTGCTGACTTCAGCCCCGGGTGACCCGGAGGTGTATGAGGACCAGATCGTGACAGCCTCCGCAGAAGCCGAATTTGTGAGGGGGTTGGAGCCTTCAATGTCAGCTCCGGGGTTGGCCCGCACTACGGTGACCTTCACACTTCCAGACCCGTTCTTCTATGGAGCAGAGGAGACCGTGGAGTTTTCCTCAGACTCTGATACGATAGATGTGGCCGGGGACGTGCCAACGCAGAACATTGAAGTGGACCTAGGAGCCGGAGTCAGGATTGTGAACTCTTCTTATTCACCAACCCTATCGTTGAGAAGCAGTGTTGAGGCTTCTGTTGATGTTTTTAATAGAACTGTCTCTGGCCAGTCAGCGAACGCTCTCATCCAGTACTCCGGATCTGACAGCTGGTTCGAGCTCAATACCGGAGAAAATGACCTTGTTGTCACTGGTGGGGATGCCACCCTCCGCTACCGGCCTGCATACTTCTAAGGAGAACGACAGTGGCTTTATTGAATGAGCTTACTAGATCAAAGATCATGCTTAAACAGTTTGGCGGGGAAGACTACACTCCCACTGCCTCGTGGAAACTTGCCGCTGTCACTAGCGCCCCTGACGAGGAGGACGGCTCTGGTCTTGAAGAGCCTCTAGCTTCATCTTACGGTCGAGTCACTGTCCCTAACGACCTCACTACCTTTGAGCTGTCGCTAGAAGGAACTGAAGTGGTTAACTCTGAACAGTGGGTTTTCGGGCCAGCTACAGATGAATCCTGGGGTCCCATTTTGGGGATCGCCTTGTTTGATGCTTCCGATGAGTACATGGGGTACGCTCCTTTCTCTTCCCCTAGAATTGTCAACAAGAACGACCGGCTCTTAATAAAGCCAAAGTCATTTATTGTGGCTATGGAAACAACTCCCCTTTCCGTCTATGTAGAGGAAGCCCCTGTGCCTACGATCAAAACATCCCCTGACAACACTCGTTTCATTCTCTCCGTGGACGATGCAGGAGCAACGGTATGGACTGAAACTACCGCCTTTGGGCCTCCTACTTCTCCCACCTCCCTTACAGACACCGCTGGTGTTCTTTCTTGGACCGCATCTTCCGGCGACGGTGGCACTCCGATCAACTCATATACCGTATGGCACTACGACTCGGATAGTCTTCTTCAGAATTATGAGGTGCTTTCCTCCTCTGAGCTCTCGTACGAGATCCCCCTAGATGAAGTAGGGACCTTCTTTGTCACCGCCGAGAACATTGTAGGGGCCAGTGATCCTAGTAATGAAGTGATCGTTTCCTAATGTCCTCTCTTCACTATGGCCTATCCACGGCAGAAACTCCGCCCAACCTGAAAGCCGCGTCGGCCTCAGTTCTTGGTCTCTCTTTTGGCGTTTCTGCTGAGGTTGAGTCAGCTCCGGCTTATGTTGTCAGTGCAGAGGACACCAATGGGCTTGAGTTCCGGGTCTATGACCCAACGGGATCTACTTTCTTAGGTTCTGTTGCTAAGAGGAGTGTTGCTAAGTGGTCTGATGAGTTGAATGGCAAGGGTTCCGGTACCCTTGAAATTAACCTCACTGACCCCGCTGTTCAGGCTAACCCTAAGATCATTGCTGATGACAATATCATCAAGGCCCGTTTTCTTGGGGAAGACAGGTTTGCTTGGAGGGTTAAGAACGGAAGCACTACCCTCATCAGTGAAAGAGAGACAGAGGACGATAAGTCCGAGTTGAGTGGGCCCGGAATCCTTTCCGTTCTATCAGAGGGAATTCTTCGCCCTGAGTACCCAATTTCTGGGGATCCTACACGAGAATCTAGAGAACGTTACTTTGGCTACATGTCGAAGCATGACTCGGTTGAACTTACTAGTACTGTGGGCTGGATCGAAGAGGTCAATGAATTAACTTCTCCTTTGATTACGCAACTCACTGACTGGGAAATTATTCAAGGCTCTTCCGTGGTGACAAAGTCTCTGGGGCCCGCTTCGGTGGGGAGCTACTATGAATCTATGGAGTTCACATATAGCTCTTCCGGATCTACCGAAGTTGAATGTCGAGAGGCTTCCTCGGATGACATTTCTGTGAACCCGGGGGAGGTTCTTTCGGCGGGTCTTCTCTACTCTACCCTGCTAGGTGGGTCAGCTCGGGTAGGCTTGGAGTTTGATTCGGGTGGGTCTGTGTACGGGGATTGGTCGGTTACAGAAGCCGAATCCTCTTCTAATCTGAGTTTAGAGGGAGCTTTAGCTCCCGAAGGGAGTTCGTCTGCTCGCCTGGTCATTCAGCTCTCTTCAGATGAGCACGCTGATGGTAATGTTGTTTCCTTAAGTTCTCCAATTGTCAGTAGAACTGAGTCTGCTCTTTCCTTTTTCTCAGGCAATTCTGACACTACGGCCTCCTATTCACGAGAGTGGACTGGGTCGGAGAATGACTCCACCTCCATTCGATATGAGCGAATGCTGGTCACCTCTGATCGTCAAGCCAGTTGGTATGACGAAGATGACTGGACCCGAGATTTTGAGGCAATAAGGAAGCAAGACGCCAAAGGAGGGACAGGAGAGAATAGCCCTCCAGATTGGCCCGACCCCACAGCTTATTTGGTGTGGCCTTCAAAACCAACACGGCCTTCGAACCCAGGCGCTGTTTATTGGAGGAATGAGTTCTATGCCACTGAGCGGATGAGCGTGTTCGTTCAGGCGGCGGCGGACAACCGAATGCGTGTCTGGCTAGATGGAGCGGAAATTATCACGGCTGGGTTCAACGGCGACGCCACCGAAATCACTTCTTCTTGGGATGGGGTGATTTCTGAGGGTACTCATCTTCTCGCCGCAGAGACAACCAACTTTCAAAGCCCCACCCCGGGAGATAACTATGGGTGGTTCCTTTGCACTGTTATGAAGAAGATCTTGAATAAGCCTGTTGGTGTTGTAACGCATACCGACTCCTCTTGGTATGCCTACTACAAGGGAGACGCTAACGTTCCTTACAGGGACGAAGTCACTACAGGAACGAAGACAGTCACAACCGAAAAGAAGGTCTCGGTTAAGTACAAGGTACGAAGTGGGGACACTCTAAGTGCTATTGGTCGTAAATACGGGGTCCCTTGGCGGAAGATCTATAAAGCCAACAAGAAAAAGATTGATGATCGGGCGGCTCGGAGTGGTCTCCCTAATAATGGCCCTGGGTGGTGGATCTTCCCCGGACAGATCCTAGTTATCCCCGGAAAGTATAAGACCACAAGCTCAACGGCCTCGGTGCCCTCCACCAGCACTAAGCGTGTCTGGAGCGCGGGGGAGGCCTTGAGCACCAAGCGTCCCGGTTGGTACCCTCATCAGATTCTGGCCAAGGTTTTCTCTGAGGCGAAGAGTCGGGGAGTGCGCTCTTTAGCCTCTACCGAGTTGGGGTTCGCTTTCGGCTTTGACTCTGAAGGAGAGTCCTGGCCGACAGGACACGAAGAGGTCGTGGAGCGGTCCTTCCGCATCGCCTCCAGTGTGTATGAGGTCGCCCAGGAGCTTGTAGAGGGCGGGATTGACATTAGGATGGGCCCCGACCTTGTCTTGAGGGCCTACAACCAGCTCGGATCTTATCGAGGTATTGGGGTAGCCAGAGAAGATAGGTTCCACCTTCTAGATGTTGGGAACAGCACTCTCAAGTATAAGATCGGGCGCAGTACTGACCTCTACAACTCTCTTTTGATCGACACGGAACTTGGGTGGAGAAACTTTTCTACCCCCAACGGGGATGAGATCGGACTGTCTGAGGGAGGAGCCTCTCTGGGGGGGATGAACGCTGATAGGATTGCTCACGCAATTGGAGCCGAGCTTGAAGAGCTCTCTCGAAGGACAAAGACAGTTTCCACTACATTCAGGATTGTTCCCGGACGCCTCCCTTATGTCGATTTCGACCTAGGGGATATTGTTGTCGGTCATGATGAACAAGGCAATGTATTCGATGCTAGAATTACAGCAATAGGCATTGAAGAGAAGAGTGAATATGACATTCGGTGTGAGGTTGAGGCCTCAGGAGAAGGTTTATCATGACAGCTAGAAGACCCCAACAGCCCACAGGAAACAGGTTAATCCGGGCCCAGCAATCTACTTTCGACGGGACCCTGGGAGGGCGGCTTAGATCCGCTCGTCCTGTGGACCGCCAGGCCCCCGCTGAGCGCCTAAGTACCTCTCAGAGTGCGGTCGGTGGAGGTCAGATCTATCACTCCGTTAATGTAGGTCGAGTAGGAGAGAACGACTTTCTCATTGACCGTAATGGAATGCCTTGGTGGCCAACATTATCCGGATGGACTAGACTCTTCTCCCACTGGGGGAACGCCTATCCTTTAGCAGATAACCCTCCCCCTTGGTTTTCGGGTAACGATCCTATGGTTATGTTTGGCCTAGACGTGGCGACAGTGACAGATCCGGATACGGGAGGAATGTCTACCAACTCAACCATGATTGGGTCAGGAGTCCGCATGAGCTCCTATGGGTCCATAGCGATGGGCCTTGTAGTTGAGGCGATGTGCAACGAAGGGGTGGTGGCCTTAGGAAACACTATTGGGTTGGGAGTAGAGAATCTACAGTCCTTCGACTCTAAAGGACGTCCCACCGCTACTCCGGGGAGTCGTGCAAATATTGTTGCTATCGGATCAGATCTAAAAGCTCTTAGATCGGTTAATCAAGCCATTCTGATTGGAGTAGGACACCGTTACGATGCTCTCGATGACTCAGACGCGAGCGATGGTGTCTTTAGTATAGGAATGGCCAACTCTGTGCTAGGAGTTGCGAAAAATATCTTACAGCTAGGCACGAACAATCAGTTTGATAGTTCTAGTGGTGTCGGGCCTTCTGACCTTACCCAAATTGGAACTTCTAATGAGATTACTCTAACTGACAGCGCTATACCTAGAGATGTTCTTATGTTTGGTACGGGAAATACCTTAACCACGCAGGAAGATGACTGGAGAGAGAGCAGTCAAAGTTTTCTGATTGGAGTGGCGAACTCTACTGACTCCGGTAACTCTCTTGCTATTGGACTAGACAACAATATATCAAATGCTCATGGGGTTGTTGCTATAGGAACTAATTCTGACGTCACTGGGGCCCCTCAGTCTGTGGCTCTGGGGTTCAGCGTACTCATTGAAGGAACTTCAGAGTTCTCTGACTATTCTTCAGCGCAGGCTAGCTCAGCCAACGGGGGAAATGCTGTTGGGTTGGGAACAGCTATTGCTCTCAATAAGTACCAGACCATTGGGATCGGAACGGCCTTAGATCTTTCCGGGATTAAGTCTCACGTTCTAGGGAATGGTGTGGGGATCACAGGAGAAAGGTCTTGGGTGATTGGCTCCGACGTCTACCCGGCCCAAGACTATCTTCCGGACGGATGGGATCCTGTGGACGAGCTCCCTGCCAGCCCCCTGGCCGAGGACGAGTGGGGAGTCTTAGTAGGTCGAAGGGTCGAGATCAAAAGGTCTCCCCATACCATCCCTGATGTTTCTCCAGTGGGAGACGAGTCTACAGGCATCATTCTTCATTCTCCTGACGGCTCATCCTTTGTTATCACTGTAGATAATGCCGGAACTTTGGCTACCACAGCTTTGTAGGAAATCTTATGAAAAATTACCCTTTATACGCTGTTATACCCTGTCACAATGATTGTGAGCTTTCTAATTGGGCAGTAAGAGCTTTACTTTTCTCTGAGGCAAAGTTTGAGAAAATTATTGTTGTTGCAGACAGATGTTTTAGCCATGTCAATTCTTGGAAGTATGATGAAGTCTCTGTTATTTTCCTGGAGGATAATTCCGAAGGAAAGTCCGGAGCCCTGAACAAAGCTTTAACTCTCCTCTCTCTCTCCAGTCCTTCTGGCTTTTACATTCTATTTTGCGATGCTGATACCGTCATAGATCTTAGTCAGGTTCGGTTTCTACAGTCGGAGATCTCTGCTTCAGGAGTCAAAGCAGTGATGGCTCAAGTCTCGATTCTGAGTTCTGACAGTCTTCTTGTTGGATTCCAGAGGCTAGAACTACAAAACCAAATTTTGGACCATAAAAGAAATAGCTATCGGTCTGACATAATTACAGGCCAGGCTTCTATTGTGGACATGACAGAGGGCAGTTACTTTTTTGACAGTGGCTCTCTGGTAGAAGATCAAAGGCTCACCTATCAGCTGAGGGCTGAGTTTGGGGACGCTTCTTGCTTGGTCTCTCGCCACACGGGAGCAGTTACGGATCCTATGACCTCTTGGAAAGGGTGGTGGGCCCAGCGCCGAAAATGGAACACGGGCTCTCTCAATGAGGTGCTCGCCCAGCCTTTCTCACTGACCAAGCGTTACTGGCGGCGTCTTTTTAGTACCCTCTTCGACTTGAGTTTGAGGACCTCGGTCCTTCTTGGGGTCATTCTCTTCCCAAGCTTTTGGTGGGTGGGTCTTCTCCTTGTGGCCGTTGGCATGGTAGTATCAACCCCCTGGGGCTCAGTAAGAGTTCGAAGTGACCACAGGCCCGTACTTTTGTGGGAGCTCTACCAATGGGCTTTGTGGGCTAACCTGGGAGCCAGCTTGGTAAAACGAGGACAGCAGGGGTTATGGGAGAAGCAACGAGAAGCCGAGTCTAGGACGGGACAAAGTAGAGATCTCCTGGCCTCGATTGCGGGCTTGGGTCTGCTCTCCTTTGTTTCCTTGCTCCTGGCCCCTTTAACTATCCCTGTACTAGTTTTTAGACAGATCAATCGATTAAGGAGAAAACAAGATGAATCTGGACATAAATTTAGAAACAGCTAAGGCAATTATTGGAGAACAGCAGATTGCCCTCTCTCTTCTCAATAGAAAACTCTCTACTGCCTATATCCCGAACGAGTTAGGTCAGTTGCTTCATGGGGCCTGCGGGGAAGTTGGTTTAACCCGATCTGGAGATGAATTTCTAAGGTGTTGCTCTTGCTTCCCTTCTTCTGATCAGGCCGATAGTAACCAAGAAGAGACTCCCGAAAAAGACACTTCTGATTTGTCCTAGTGTCTGTATGGGTCACATTTTTACCGACCTTTAGGAGACAAGGATATGCAGGGATGGGACACATTTACGGCCTCAATTCCCGCAGACCAGGTTTCCTTCGGGGCACTGATCGGTTTTGTAGTGCTCAGTATCTTCCGAGGTTGGCTCGTACCGGGAAACCTTGCCAAAGACAGAATTCGAGATAAAGACACTCAGATCGAGTTAACCGCTCAGGAAAGAGATGACTGGAAAGCCGCGTACTACTCTAAGTCAGAGGAGTGCACGGAGTTGTCTCGCCAGAACGGAGAACTCATTGATGGTGGACGAACCACAAAATCTGTCCTTGAGGCCCTTAGAGCTCAAGCTACCCAAGGCCCACATACGGGGGGTCCAGATGTTTAAGAGCTTTTTCAACAGAGCTTTACCGACTCACCCCTCCTCCAGTGGTCTCTCTACCGAAGAAAGCCGCGAAGAGGCTAAAAAGGCCTTTCTGTCTTCAGCTACTTCAGCCCTTCACACTAGGAGTAAGGCTGGCGAGGTCTCCTCTCTGACAAAGGACCTAGCTGAGCTCAAGCTCCAGAATAACTTTGCCAAGATGATCAATTCTTCAATAAGGAGGACTTAGTATGACTTGGGTGGAAATCCTCACCAGAGGGGCCGCTCTTTCAGCATTACTGGGAGCGGCCCTTTTTGTGGGGTTCTATTTCAAGAGATCCCCTTGGGACAGTAACCGGGTAGGTAGATCTCTAATGCTTTTTCTTACTTCTGTAGTGGCAATGCTCCTGGTCAGCACAGTGTCCCTGTTTACAGGCGGAGACATCTCTGGGTATGATTACCTCAGACTAGTTACTTATGGAGCTGTCAGCTACTCCATCTGGAATCTATTCTTTACCCTTGTCTCTATTCAGAACTCTCCCACACCTAAAAGGTAAAAAACCCTAAATTAGTCGTTTCTCTCGTGATATACTTCTAGCATGAGTGGATTAGATCTGGAGAAGGGTCTCTCGGAATTCCTTGAAAAAGCGAAAGCATCTTTTCTGGCCGACCCCGGGTATGCGGAAAAGATTGCTCAGCAGGCGGGGGCTCTGCGAGTTAGGCGAGAGCCCGAGAATGAGGTAGACTAGGCCCTTCAAGACTTGGAGGGTAAGTGCCTAAATTTGACGTCCGGGGGCTGACAGACCGCCACCGTGAAGAGCTCGCTTGGAAGATCCATGAGATGGATGACTTCAATCTTCCCGAGCTAAAGGCGTGGAACTACGAGCTCTGCCGCCAACACAGAAATGGCTGGGAAGAGCCCTATTGGGACCCAGATTCTCAGCAGGAGCGCCATCATCTGATCATCACTCGACCCAAACCTGGGTGTCGCAAGTGTGGACTCAGATTTCGCAAGCATCAGCGAGTGGGAGTGGCCTGGTTATACCTCAAGAAGAGGGCCCTTCTCGCGGACACAATGGGTGCGGGGAAGACCACTACAGTTGGTGGTCTCATCGCCCTCCTCTTGGAAACAGGGGAACTACCCCAAAAGGGAAGAGTCATCATTGTGCCTCGGTCCCCGGCATTAATGCAGTGGTACACCGAGCTTCTCAGAATGATGCCTAATCTCAATGTGGTGGTGGCGACAGGAACAAAAACTCAGCGTTCTAATCTGTATGTTCAGAGTTGGGATGTTCTTCTTATCGGCCCCGAGATGATTAGAAATGACCAGGATGCCTTATCTAGATTCCCTCTAGCCGCCTTGGTAACAGACGACATCGACCCCCTACGAAATGACACCACAGACACTTCCATTTGCTTAGATTCTTTAGGTAGAAAAGCAGATAGATATGTCATTGTCTCTGGTACTCCTCTTCAAAAGCGCCTCCCTGAGATCTACAACATTCTTGATGGTGTGGGTGGTGAAATGATCTTTGGATCATTAGATCAGTTCATGAGCCGCTACGTCCGAAGCGAGCTTGTCACTGAGTACAACGTCAAGGACCATCGCCAAGAGACCAAGAGAAAGATCGTAGGTTATCGAAACCTCAATGACCTGAAAAGGCGTATGGCTCCTCTGGTCCTTCGCCGGACGGCGGCTGACCTGGATGACATCACCCTACCCACTATCAACTCTGATGACATCTTCCTCAAGCTCTACCCCTCTCAGCAGAAGCGCTATGACGATCTCAGACGAGAAGTTGTTCGCCTCTTGAAGGAGGGAGGAGAGGAGATTGAGAAGCACGTCAACGCCTTGTCCAAGATTCATTATGGAGCCGCGATTTGTGCAGGTCTCGCGGCTCTGGACGGGCCTGAGTTCGACGCCCCTGGAACCTCGGTGAAGTTGGACTGGATCATGGAGAAGATCGGGGAAGACGGCGATCTCGGAGAAGAGAAGGTGGTCATCTTTGCTAACCTGAAGAACACCGTTCGGGCCTTGCAAGACCGCCTTCGCACAGAGGGTATCGGGTTTGTGACCGTGTGGGGTGAGGAGGCCAACAAGTCCAAGCGGGCAGAGTCTCAAGAGCGTTTTTGGCAGGATCCCAAGTGCCGTGTACTCATTGGAACTCGGGCTATCGAGCAGTCACTTAACCTTCAGGTAGCTCGCCACCTCATCAATGTGGATATGATTCTCAACCCCGCGAGGATGGAGCAGTTGGCTGGTAGAATCAGAAGAGACGGCTCCGCTTATCAGCACGTTTTCGTTCACAACCTTTTGGCGGCAGATACCCAAGAACAGAGATATATGGCAATGATTGAGAGAGAAGCCGCCCTCTCTTCTCACGTTTGGGATGAGAACTCTGAGCTATTCAAGGCTCTCAGCCCCCTTGACCTTCTACATCTCATTAGTGGAGATTGACATGAACCCACCCTTGAATGACACGCAGAGAAAACTTGTCGAAGATAACATCGACCTAGCCCGTCATCTTGCCCACACTTCGTGGAGGCGAATGACAGCTGGAGTGGAACTAGACGAAGTCCTCTCTGCCGCCTACCATGGGCTGACTATTGCCGCCCGTAACTACGACCCCATGGCCTTTGATAGATCCCAGGAGTCTATTGACAGCGGGGTGGCGTTCTCTTCCTACGCCAGGAGAAGGATTCTAGGGTCAATCCTGGACTGGCAAAGGTCTCAAGACCATGTCCCTAGAAGACAGCGCAAGGTCTATAAAGAGATTCAGGAACTTGGATACGAGTCGGGCGTGCCTTTAGAGACTATTTCTTCGAAGCTGGATCTTCCTCTAGAGAAAGTTAAGTCTATCATTTCTCGTGTGGAGAGTTCCCCGGTTTCTTTTGACAACCATATTCCTAATTCAGACGAGAACTCAGGAGGGGACTTAGGGTTCCAGGTCGAGGACCAGAATGATTTGGAATCTTCTTCGTTGGTTAAGTTGATCTCTAAGACTATGACTGAGGCATGGGAATCTCTTCCTCATGAGCAAAGATTGATTGTGGCCCTTCGCTACTATGCGGAAATTGACCTCTCTGCTATTGCCAGCCTGCTTGACTCCTCGTTGGAGTCCGTGCGCTCTTCCCATGCCCTGGCCGTGGAAGCCTTGCACCAAGCCATGCTGTCTGAAGTCTCGGGAGAATAGCTATGGCTGACCCTGTCGAGCACGCAGAGATTGTTCTCTCAGCCATCATCCCTGGACGTCAAGATCTTCTGGAGAAGGCTCTCACTCGCCTATCAGGTGAGCACTTTGTTGATCAAACTCACCGGACCCTGTTCCTCGTTTTGGAGAGGTACTATCACAGCACCGCGCAGGTCATTCCTCTCCACTATCTGGACGATCAGGTCTCGGGGAAGGGGGACCCCGCTAAGAGGGCTCTCTTCTTAGAGACCTATCAGACCCTTGAGTCTCGCTCGGTCTCCGATGCCGAGTTCATTTGGTCCACAGAGCAACTCCGTGAACTCGCGGCTCACCGGGCTACTGGTAACAGTCTGACGGAGGCAATGGGGATCCTCCGTCAAGGCAAGACTCTTTCTAACGGTGATACTCTCCGAGGGGCTGAAGATGCCCGCGATTTTCTGTTGTCTTCTCTGTCTCAAATCGATAAGGAGCTGAAGCTTCAGTCTGCCCCTGAGGGGGACATCAGAACTGAGACAGACGCATTGCTCGATGAGTATGCAGAGCGCAAACGTTCCTTGAAGGAGGGACGCTCCGAGGGAATCAGGTTCGGGATCCCCGAGCTAGACGCCAAGGTGGGCGGGATGCAGAATGGAGAGCTGATTCTTCTAGCGGGGTACTCCAGTGATGGAAAAACGAGCCTTGCGGTGCAGGCGGCTTGGAGTGCGGCCATTGAGCAGAAGAAGAACGTCGTTTTTCTGACGACTGAGACTCTCCGTCCTCAGGTGGCCCGCAAGGTTATCGCCCGCCACTCGAAGATGAGTCTTTTTGACCTCCCGATGGGTCTTAACACTCGTGACCTGAAGGCAGGAACTCTCTCTCCAGCCCATGAGGAGAAGTACACAGAGGTGGTCAGGGAGTTTGGGTCGAACCCAGAGTACGGGAAGGTGTATGTGGCTCAAGTTCCCCGAGGATCCTCCATTGCTTCCATTGAGCAGACCCTCTACCGGGTCCAGCGTCAATTTCACATTGACTTTGTGGTTATGGACTACCTTGCCCTTCTCCGCTCGGATAGCAAGCGTCCGACGACTCGGGAAGAGCTGGCGGCGATCATGAAGGAAGCCAAACAGGTATCTACCACGTTTGATGATGGGCGCGGGGTTCCTTTCCTCTCCCCCTGGCAGGTCTCTCGGCTGTCTCGGGAGAACGCTGAGAAAATTGGAATGTACACCAGTGCGAGTCTTTCTGAGACTGCTGAGGCCACCAACTCAGCTGACGTGATCGTTTCTTTGTTGGCTCCTACCGACAACACTGATAGGCACGCTGAAGTGACGATGCAGGTGCTGAAGAACCGAGACGGGGAGACAGCTAACGGCATCATCGTTGAGGTAGATTACGCCACCAGCAGTTTCCGGGGGAGGAACTCCGTCCCCACCTCGTTTGGTGGGGGGTCCTCCCAAGGCGGTCTGGGGAGCCTACTTTAGCTTGACCCTTGGGGGTCTTGGTGGTAGAGTGGCCAGACACCGATAAGGAGATCACATGTCTAAGTTCTATGACAATTTCGACAAGATGTTCGTTACAGCCTGGGTTATATCTGTAATAGCTAGTCTCACGATGCTGGGAGTTGTTGTGTGAGACATTGTCACTCTCGTCACCCATTTCACAGGATAGTTCGATGTCTAAAAAAGTGAAGCACGAGTCCTTTGAGGCCTGGGAACAGGAAGATGACGAGGGGTGCTTGATTTGCCCCCTTTGTCTGAAGAATAGGAATCACCCAGGTGATTGTGACTGCGGGTGTGAGCTCGCTCGAACCTATTGGTTTTCCAAAGACTTGGGTATTAAGGACGAACCCATCATCCCTTCTCTCTTCCGATACAGGCAAAGTGAGAATAGGGAGCAGGTTAGCCGGATAGCTGATGGAGCTAATCTTGTATCTAGTAAGACTCGCGGAGGGAAGCACCTTCCAATCATCGATCTTGACTTCCCTCACAGATACTTTCCTTCATCTACCCCTGGGCATGGGCATCTTTACCTCAATCGTCCTATCTCAAAGTGGCGTTGGTTGGTGCTGATGTGGGCCCTTCGCTACGCCAAGGTTCTCAACCGAGGGGGCTTCCTTTGGTCTCTGCGTAGAGGATCTAACTTTGCCCGTCTTCCCGGGTACTCCAAGGGTGAGTCGGAAGAAGTATTCCATTACACATATGGGTGGTTCTTCAAGAGAAAGAGGTAGGCAATGGCTGACATGAAGTTCTCTGAAAAGAGAGAGATCGCCAATAAGCTTATGTCTATCTTTGAGGCCTACACATTATCCTCTGGAATTTATGTGGGGGAGTTTGAATACGGGTCCCCTAAGATGTCCTGCCCGTTCACTGGAATCTATCATAATGACGCTCGTTCTTTTAGGATCTACCCACAGTCTAATAGTGCCTATTGTTTTGCTTGCTCCATCTACTATACCCCTGTCAAGCTCATCTCGATGTCTAAGGACCTATCTGACTCTGAGGCTGTAGAGTGGATTCTCGAACACAAAGGGTATGTTGAGCCGAACTTCGAAGATGTCTGGGACTCCATCACTTCTGATGACGACGAGGAGATGACAACTTCTTATCTAGCAGAAGCTCTCAAAACTGCGTGTGCTAGGATGGATAATGACTGGAACCAAAAGCAATTTGAACCTGAAGTGTCTGGAATGCTGAATCGTTGTTTATCGCTTCTTCCAAGGGTCCAGAATGCGCAGGACAGTGAGAAATGGTTAGGGGCCTCAAAGGTCGCCATGTCAAGAACCCTGAGAGGAGGTTAACCTTGGTTATTGGTCATTCTGTTGTGGTTTCTGAACTTGAGGTAGACCTTCCTAGGGTGTCCCTTTTCTTGGGGCCGAAGTCTGTGGGAAAAACTACTGTCGCTCAACACCTCAAAGGATTCTACGGGGTCTCGGGCTCTGACTACCTCCATGTAGAACATCTTGATGCTGAGTCAGTGCAGAGAGTAGTAGGATTTGCTCGGACCCACCCCTCTAGAGATAAGAAGCTGATCGTCTTACAGATGGACGGCTCTTCGAGGATTACTCAAGATGCCCTACTCCTCACTTTAGAAGAGACCCCGCCAGACGTTCACTTTATCTTGGTTTCCTCTGAGTCTCTTGTTCCTACCTTGAGCTCTAGAGCAAAGGTCTTTCATTTTCCCTTCCTTCAGGAGGAGGAAGTAGAAGAGGTGCTTCGAGAGGTTCTTTCTGATGCGGCAAATGTGTCCCGCTTGGCCAAAGCTTCTGGCGGGCAGATCTTTCGAGCCTTCACGGCTTCTAAGCTTTCAGAGAAGAGGTCTGAAGTTCTAAGAGCCCTGCACGCCTTCTACGCGAGGGATGCTACGATCTTGGAGAAGATAGCCCCCTCGTGGACTGCTGACCATACTTCCTTGCTGGAGATTTGGTGCCAGGAGCTCATCACAGGGAGATGGCGACTGTTCGAGCCAGCCGAAGCAGGACTATCTGACCGCAAGCTGGCGATCCGCCTCCTCATTGCCATTAGGTCGGGGATTCGACCCCGCTTAGTGGTGAGGTCTAGTATCATGGATGTATGGAGAGATTACATATGAGAACCTACGAAGACTATGAACGAAATGGTCCTAGATTTGAAGCAAAATTTTCTAGCACCTGTACTATAGACCGGAGCCATAAGATCAGGAAGAAAGATACAGTGTCTCATGTGAGATTGAAGGAGAACCCTTTGATTCCTATTCAGGGTATTGCCTGTTCCTCCTGCATTATGTTCATGGACTGATGGCAACCTTCAGTCAGTGGTGGAAGAGTTTCTCCATTAAGGGAGAGGTGCGCCAACTCACGTGGGTATGTGGCTCAGAGTTGGTTCTAGTGGACGAGGTAGTGCGGTCTATACGAGAGTCTTTAGACCCTGACCCCTGGGATTACGTTCCTTTGAACGCCGAAGAGATGTCAGAGGATGAGATTTGGTCCAACATCCTTCAGTATCCAATCAGCGCAAGCCCTAGACTCGTTGTTGTGCGTGAGGCCCAATCCTTGAAAGACACGTCACGGATTACTGACCTTGTCAAGAAGAGACGACTCCTCCCTAACACTTATGTGATCTTTGTCTCTTCAGACTCTTCCCTGCCGAAGGGAGAGGATGGAAAGGAAAGGGCGTCTCACGTCAAGGCATTCTCTGGTAAGGGTTATGTGATTGAATGCAAGCCCTTCACCCAAGCCACCGCTAAGTATGCCGTTTCTTGGGTTCAAGGAAAGAAGCAAATGCGATCCGGGGTGGCGGCCCACCTTTTGAGTCGAGCCAATGGGGATCTCCGCCTCACTAGGGATCTTTGTCACAAGCTGGCTTTGTTCCCTCAGGAGCCCACAATGACCATGGTGAACGAACTGTTACGCGAGCACCCCCGGGACTCTCTCACCAACGCACTCCTGGCGCTGGATCGGAAGACTGCCCTCTTGGCTCTTGAGGTCCTGGATCCCGGCGACTACAGTGCGGTAATAGGCTCTCTTGATGCTAACTTGGAGTTGGCCGGTCTGGTCCATGATATGCTGGTAGCTCACAAGCCTACGGCGGAAATATCTAAGGCGGCGGGGAGTCGGAGATTCCTTGTTCCGGACCTCCTTCCGGTGGCCCGCCACTATGGACCTAAGAGGCGAGCTTCGATCAGACGCTCGCTGGCAGAGGCTGATGAGGCTCTCCAGCGAGGAGAAAAAACAGCAATCCTGGAAAGTGTCATCACTTTCTGGTAAGGAGTAATTATGGAATGGCCACTCTTTTGGACAATCATCAGTCAGATTGTTCTTTCGCTATTGATTTTAGGATTTCCGGTGTCGATTATTCTATTCTTGTGCGCTTCGGCAATTAAGACAGGGTCTCAGTCCGGAAAGGACAAATTATCTTCCCAGGGGAACAGGATCGGTCGATGACAGATTTCAACTATGGAGCTCTCCGAAGCGCGGCAGAGTTCGAAGAGTTCGTAGAAAGAATCCTTGAGGCAAAAAAGCCGTTCGGGTTTGACGTAGAGGCGGGGTATTTTGGGGACCCCCCAGAAAAAGACGTGGCTTTGAAGCCTTACCACCCCAACTGGCTCCTTGCCGGGTTCTCTTTTACCAACTCCGTTGAATGGGCACGCTATGTTCCGGTGGCTCACGATGCGGGGGACAATGTCGATGACCCCGTGAGGACAGCCAAAGCTCTGTGGAGGCTGTTAAATTCTGGACTTGGGGTTGCGCACAATGCCATGTACGAGCTCAATGCTTTGGGCCGATGGTTCCGAGAGACCCTTTCAAATGACCCCGAAGTCGGGGAAGATGTCATCGCCTCAAAAGGGTTCTTCCCTATCTTCTCGGATTCTATGATCGAGTCCTTCCTTGTGGCAGTCTACGACCCAATTCGAGTAGGGCAGAACTTGAAAGGGCTAACCAAGCACATCTTCAACCACCAGATGATCACTTTTGACGAGCTTTTTGAGGAGCTTGTTGCTTCTAAGAAGATCAAGACCTCTCAGAAGAGATTCAACATTCTTCCTCTCGACCTGAAAGTCGTCACATATGCCTGTGAGGACGCTCTCTGGTGTTTGGCTCTCCACCGTAAGCACCACCCCATGCTGAAGGCAATGCCCGTTTATAACACGGTCTATCGAGCAGAAATCGCTCTTCTCCGGGTCGTGGCTGAGATGGAAAAGGAGGGGATTCTACTCAACTGGGGCGCTATATCCTCGAAAGCCCGTGAAGTCGAAGAGTTGAAGACTCTCATGAACGAAGAGATTCAGCAAGAGCTTTCAGACAGGCTTGGGGAGCTAGTCAATATCAACCTTGCATCAGTCCCTCAACTTTCAGAAATTCTGTTCAACCGCTTGGGATTGACTGTGACAGAGCGTAGCGAAAAGACCGGGAAGCCCAGTACATCTGAGCCAGCCCTTCGGGCCATTGCTAAGGAAGATGTCATTGTTCAGAAGATCCTCCGCTACCGAGAGGTAAACAAACTTCTTGGAAGTTACTTGAAGAAATATGAGGAACAGCTCAACTACGCTGGAGATGGGAGAGCTTATCCCAACCATAAGCAGACTGGAACTGTCACCGGACGTTTCTCTGTTGACGGGGTGAGCTACCAGCAATGGCCTAAGCCCTATCACTATGAACTGAACTCGGGTAAGGTATTCGACTTAAACTTTCGAGACCTGCTTATTTCTCCTCCAGAGTATCGAATTGTCGGGTTCGACTTTTCCCAAGTTGAGCTGAGAGTCCTCGCCGGGGTGGCCCAGGAGAGTGTGATGATTCGCGCCTTTGAGGAGGGAGAAGACATTCACAAGGCTACGGCCTCCAAAATGCTTGGGCTCCCCCTAGAGGAGGTCGGACCCAAAGAGCGTCAGTTGGGTAAGACCATTAACTTCGCAGTGGTCTATGGAAGTGGTTCCGATGGGCTCGCCAACCTCATTGGAAGTACAAAGGATGAGGCTCAGGAGAAGTTGAAGCAGTACTTTGAGGCTTTCCCTGGGATCCGGGGCTGGATGGACGAGCAAATCAGACTAGGTCATGAAAACGGCTACATCGAGAACTTCTTTGGACGCCGGATTAAGGTCTGGGAGTTCCTGGACAACCGATCCTGGGTGGTAGCTAAGGGTGAGCGCTTCTGCGGTAACGCTCCCATCCAAGGTGGAGCCGGTGACTATTTGAAAATTGGCATGGTGCGCGTCCATAAGGCCATCCGGGACGCTGGGCTAGAAGATAAGGTCCGCATGATCGTAACTTTCCATGACGCCTTAGAGTTCTATGTCCATGACTCTGTCACTACCCAGGAAGTCATCGACGTTGTGGGGCCCGCTGTGAGTTTCCCTCTCCCCGGAATGCCGGAAATTACGGCAGATTGGCACGAAGGGTATCAGTGGGGGACTCTCGCAGAGATCTCCCTGGAGGATGGTGTCATTTCTCGATATGAGATCGGAACTACCCTCCCAGACGGGGAAAAGTTTGAATGGTCAGGGAGTGACCTTCACGATGTCCTGAACCCTTATTATTTCTGGAACCGAGAGTACTACGGTGAGACGTATCTTGATCGGGATTACTACCTGAGCAAGTATCCGCAAGGTAGGAATTTTCAGCCGAAGCCTCAGGAAGAGACAGTAGAGGAAGCCACTGAAGACGTTGAAGCCCCAGATAAGGCCGTTGTCACTATGCCGGACATGCCTCTCAGGAGTGCATGGGACAAATTCAAGGGGTTCCTGTCTGAACGTCCCGGACAGACCGAGCTTACGGTGGTCACCCCAGAAGGGCCCGTGACCTTTGACGAGCGGTATGAGATCTCTCCTCAGGATCAGGGGAAGATCAATCTCATCCTGGGAGGAGCCTCTCTTTCGTTCCCTTCAGGCTCCACTGAAGACCTGTTTGAGGGGATGGAGCTGTGAGTCTTTCCGCCTATGATCTCCCGTTTACGGAGCTTGAGTCAAAAGTCATTGACTGGGCCCAGGAGTGCCTAGAGCTTAGGCACGGGGAAGCCGGGGATCCCGAGGGGAAGCTACGAGAGCCTGACCCCTCTTCAGGAATATCCGGAGTCATGACCACACTTCGCCGGGTGCGCAGTCGCTCGGATCGAGTAGAAGAGTTTCTGGCTAAGGCAACTCAGGCCCGGGCCCGTGCCAGACGAGCCCGCGACGAGGCCGCGTTTGCATCAGAGATTGCTTATGATGAAGCGGCCCTCATTCGAGCGGCGCGTCGGCACCCCGACTTATTTTCTTCGGGCAAAGAGCGCCACGCGGAGGCTTCTACAGACTCTCTCAATGAGCGGAGAGATGCCCACCAGGCAAGGCGTCTCGTGTCTGTGACTGAGGAAGCCTATGACGTGATCACGCAAGTCCACTGGCAGTTGGACGCTATTCGCAAGGACCTGCGCGCCTCACTCCACGCCCTACAATTTGAGTCCGGATTGGAAAGATAGCCCTGGGTATGCTAGAATAGAGGGGTAGCCAAGCTACGCCGACACTATACAAAAAATCAAGCACTGAGAGAATAAGAGAGCGCAACTATGCCAAGAGTAGAATTTGATGAAGCGAACAAGGTAGAAAAGGTCAGTTACGATTTTGAGCGTTTGAAGCTCGCCAAGGATGAGAAGGCCCGTCTGGCCGTTGTCGAGTCCCCACAGATGGAGTACCGACACACTATTGATGCTCCTAAGATTGTCAATGGTCAACCCGAGACTCACATGGTGGAGAACCCACGCACAAAGGAGAAGGTTGAAGACTACGCCCGTAGCTTCATCTCATCCCCTCTTTGCTCCGGGGATCCTGTCAAGCTCGCTGACACAGGAATCGATGCAGAAAACTGTAGGGTATGCGCTTACGCCATGGAGCACTCTGATCGAGTGAAGCCGCCAATGCGGCGATATGCCATGCACGTCATTCGCTACAAGACGAAGCCTGGTTCATTTGAGATTGCTTCCCCTTTCTCCATTGAGCTTGTCGTGTGGGCTTTCACTGACAGGGTCTTCAACAAGCTCACTGACCTGAAGAAGGAGTGGGCAGACAACGGTGGGTTCAAGGCTCACGATCTCACCATCACCTGCACCAACGGAACGTTCCAGAACTATGAGTTCGGGATGTCTCCGGACGCCGCTTTTGCTAAGGATAACGAAACCAAGGCTCTGACCAAGGAAACCTATGAGAACAATCAGATTCCTGACTTGGCTCTCGCGTGTGGTTCCCGTAAGGAAGAGAACTGGATTGTTGATGATCTCAAGAAGGTCACCGAGGCTTGGGACGCTGTCAACGGCTCGCAGGATGTAGACAGCAGTGACTCAGCCTCCCTAGATGAGGGAATCTCGGGTCTCATGGGAGACGATGAGGCACCAGCTGTGGCCGAGGAGTCTGAGACAAAGAAGGATTCTTCCGGAGAGACGACTAGCTTTGATGATCTCTTCAGTTAATTCATGATTCTCGGAATCGACCTGGCCGCTAGATTTTCGGCGGCAGTTGCTGTTGATGCTAGCGGCCAGGCCGTTTATCAGTTTGATTCGTGGGGAATAGATTCTGACCAGTTTGCCCAAGTAACAGCGGCTTTCTGTGCGGTTCACAACCCTTCTGTTATTGCCATTGAGGATCTTCCTTATGGCCTATCCCGACAAGCTCAGATTAAGGCCCCACTTAGGGCTCAAGGGATGATGATTTCCCACCTAAGACTGGCGAAGGTCCTTGACCGGGCCTTTTTTATCGCTCCCGCTTCGTGGCAACGCGGCTTTGAAGGAGTTTGGAAAGGGAAAGCCCCTGGAGCCACCGAGGCGGCGGTCTCCCTAGGCTTTGTTGCTCCTGACCTACTTGGGGAGTATGCTGACGATGTACCCCCTCTGGGCAAGGAGCACGCGAAGGAGAGGGCTAAAATCCGAGGTCAGCTAAAGAAGGCCTCTACTGACTATAACGATGCGTTCTTGATAGCTGAGTGGGTAAGACGGGGCGTAGAAGCAGGAGACTTCCCCCGCTTGCAGGGCGTTCAGCCGGTGAACCTTTAAGGAGTAAGAGATGGCTACAACAAAAAAGCCTAGTTTGGCTCAAGTTCTAGCAGGAGCCCAGAAGAAATACGACATCAAGGCAGGAGCTATGAGCTCCATTGCCGAGGATGTTCAGGTCATTCCTTCCAATGTGATTGCCCTCGATGCCGCTACTGGCGTGTGGGGATTGCCGCTTGGGCGTTCCGTTGAGCTCTATGGTCCCCCTAGCTGTGGGAAGACTACAGTTGCCCTACACACTGCCGCTGAGCTTCAGCGGATTATCAAGGAGGGGGGAGATCCTGAGCGAGGGATCAGCCCCACCGATAAGATTGCCTACTTCGATTATGAGTACGCAATGGATCCTTCGTATTCCAGGACTTTAGGATTTGATCCTGACGATGAAGAGACTTGTGTCTTCGCTCAGCCGGACTTCCTGGAGACCGGAGCTGATCTCATGATTGAGATGATCGAGAGTGGCGAAGTACGCTTGGTGATCATTGATTCAATTGCCGGTATGACGCCAAAGTCCATAGAAGAGAACTCGGTAGGTAAGAGTCTGCCCGCTGTTCAGGCAAAGCTCCTGACTACGCTTGGACAGAAGCTCAACCCGATTCTTGCCAAGAACAATTGCCTTTTGATCTACCTGAACCACTCCAAGGAAGTCATGGCTATGGGGGGTTATGGGCCTCCCCAAACCTCCACTCCGGGCGGTAAGGCCGTCAAGTACTTTGCTTCTATGAGAGTTGAGTTCACTCCCCTGAAGAAGCATAAGAGTAAGTTCAAAGACCCTGTGACTCAGGAAGAGGTCGAGCTTCCGACCTCCACGGACGTGAAGATCAACATCACTAAGAACAAGGTGGGCCCTCCGTTCAAGCGCGGGGTTGCCCGGGTTCGGTACGGTCGGGGCTTTGACAACTTCTGGACAGCTCTTCAGGCACTTCTCGCGGCCAAGAAGATTGTCTACAGCGCGGGGAGCTATTACTTTGACCGCTTCGATGAAGAGGACGCTGAGCAGGCCGCGCCCGCCTGGATGAACCGGGCCAAAACAGGCAAGAACTCAGAGCGTCCGGCTATTCGCGGAGAGGACAACGTCTTCAAGATGGGAGATGCCCACCCCGAGTGGCGAGCTTTCCTGATCGAGAGGGCGCGAGAGATCATCCACGCCAACCTGGAGGTCCTTGAGGAAGTTCAGGAAAATGAGGATGAAGAGGCTTCAGGACTTGACATTGAACCGGCGAGCGGGCAGACTAAGCGAGTCAGCCTTTAACATCGACTAGGAGGCCCCTGTGGCTCAATCTTCAAGCTCAGCCCGTTCTAGCTCATCCGGAGGTATCGGATTTGCGGGGCTTCTGACTATTGCTTTTATCGTGCTCAAGCTTACAGGGGTTATCTCCTGGTCATGGTTGTGGGTACTTTCCCCTCTTTGGATCAGCTTCGCTCTTGGCTTGCTTATCCTGACCATCTTTCTTATTTGCGTGTTGTTTTCGGCCATATTCTTGGGAGGTAGTAAGAAGTGGTAACCCTAGAGCAAGTAAAAGAAAACCTCATCACTGAGAATGAGGTAATGGAGCGTCTGGGAAAGTTAGAACCCTTAGGCTCCGTGGCTCTCACCAAAGACAGTAAGGTCAAGTTTGAAATCGACCCCGAGTGGAGCCTTGACGTAGACACGTTGGAAGACTCCGATCCCGTCAAGGTGCATCTCACTATCGACGGTCAAGAACGCCAGCTTTCGAAGGAAGCTTTCTTCCAGTCGGCTGTTAACATGGGTCTCCCGATGTCCACTGTGAAGCGCGTTCCTCACGACGCTGTACAGGGGTTCCTCAACAGGACTTACAGAGACTCCGGGAAAGAGTACAACGTTCTCTCCGTAGATGGGCTCGCCTCTGCGTTCACTCCCCCCACCATCATCCCCTTCTCAAATCTTGAGCTGATGGAGCGTGTGCTGGGGTCTATTCGGTCAACCTACGGTTCAGACTCTGAGGTCTATGCTGATTTCAAGTTCAATCACTCGCTGACTCGAACCGATGTCCGCCTCATTGTTCCAGCCGAGTTCCGCAGAATGCAGGACACCCACATGGATGATGTTCCTCATGGGCAGGAAGATGATTGGGCCGCAGGGATCCACCTGTCCAACTCTCTCATTGGGAAGTCTCAGACGACTCTCCAGGCCTACATGTTCCGCTGGTGGTGCTCCAACGGGTGCACTACTAAGCTGGAGTCCGTAGGGAAGTGGGATCGACGCAGTAATGTTCACCGCACGGACGAGGTCTATCGGTGGGCCGCAGAGGCTGTCAATGAAGTTCTGGGTGGGATGGAAGAGCGCTTTGACCAGGTTCAAGCCCTGACCTCTCTTGAGGTGCAGGACCCGGCCACTGCCCTGAATGAGGTCTTCGGTCACTACTCGTTACCTGCTCGTCAGCGCAACCGGATCCTTGACACGGTCGTTTCCACGTCAGATCTGACAATGTATACGCTCATGCAGGCAGTGACAGAGGCGGCTAATGATCCTGCCCTATCTCCAGGGGACGTTAACCGACTCCTTCATGTAGGTGGAGACTTTGCAGGAGAGGGAGTCCTCGACCCTATCAAGGCTCGTGTCTTCCGTTCTGGTCAAATGGCTGGCCCTGACGCTCCCAACCCCTTTGAGATCTCTACTAGGATCGAAGTAGGCAATCTTATCGGTGGGGCTGATCTCTCGCTCAGGATCTCCCCCCTCCTTGATAATCCGCTGAAGCTCAGCGGCAGTGTGAGGGACTGATGAAATTCAAGCAGGTGAGACACCTCCTTTGGTGTGATTTGGAGACATCAAGCCTCCCAAAAAAGAATGACTACTCCGGTGTTCATATTTTGGAAGTTGGAGTTATTCTTACTGATATGTCTCTCAATAAGTTGGGAGGATACAGTGAAGTAATCAAGATGACCGACGAGGCCGCTGACTCTCTGCGCAAAACCCCTGGAGTTTTGGAGATGCACAAGAGTAGCGGCCTCTTGAAGGACTGCGTCAATGCGACGATGACAGTCCCGGATGTTGAGTCTGAGATCCTGGCGTTGCTTGATGACAACAACGTCGAGGTCCAAGCGGTAGCCCTTGCAGGCTCGGGAGTGACAGCGTTCGATCATCCCGTGATCAAGGAGCATATGCCTCTCCTTGCAGAGGCTCTGACGTACTTCAGTTATGACATTGGCTCTTTCCGCAGAATGTTCAAGCTTGTCAGTGGGGGAACGCCTATCGTCAATCCCTCCAACCACAGTTATGGGCCGACCAAGAAGCATCGAGCTATGGAGGACATCAAGGCTCATCTGGAGGAGGCTGAGGAATACATGGAGGCTGTCAAAAAGCTCCTTCCTCCCTTCTAGCCAGCAGAGGCTTGACAGGGGCTCACGGGGCGGGTAGAGTCAAGGGAACTGACTACAAAGAAAGGAACCTCATGGCGCATAACCGAACGGATGTGGGTGGCATGTTTGAATGCACCACCCACGATTGTTTGGGACTGAACTGTTGGCATCACCTCGGAGACTCTGAGGAAACAGATGAGGAAGGGCCCCTTCTTGATTGAAGCAAAAGAGAGCCTTGCGAGGATCTCACGTTGGGCTAACGGAGATGTAGTGATCCCTGTTCCTTACATCCCTATCCCTCACTCCTTTAAGAGGAAGCGGAGATTGATGAAGGCGCGTGCTACAGCTAGGGACCGCCTTTCTTTGATGCAACAGCGAGAAGCCCGATACCAGGAAAGCCTGGCTGTTAATCCTGAGTTTAAGGACTGGTTCGCCTCTTTGAAGAAAAGGGAGCGAAGGGCCCTTTCGGTTGAGCCTCTAGGGGACTTCTATGTGGGCCAGGCGCGAGCCTCTTACGATATAAGGATCCGCCAGTCCCGTTGGGCCCGGGCTAAAAGGAATGCCACAAACAGGTATGCTCAGCTCACTTCTTTCAGGAGTAATCAGGATCATGTCCTCTCTCAATTAAGGAGTGGTGCTTTCACCAACGAGAACTCCGAACTTGCTGTTGGTCAAACCTGGCACTCTAAGAGAGATAATAGAACTGTGCAGATTGTCTCTCTTGGAGAGAAAGTTCATGCGGTCTCCTCGGCTGGAAGAGGGACAACCATGTCTTATGACGGATTGAAGAAAAACTATCTACCCGAGGCCCAGACTCTGTCCGTGCCTCAAGTTTGGAGAAACTGATGGCCATGAAAGCTTATGTGGATAAAGTCATTATCAGCCCCATTGACCCAGAAGATGTCACTCCTTCAGGGCTTGTTCTGGCCCCAGCCAAAAAGCCCGTCCCAACCAGTGGAAGGGTCGTGTCCGTAGGTCCTAAGGGGGAGTGCCCAATGGACATTGAAGAGGGTCAAGTGGCGTTCTTCAAAGAATTCGCAGGAGCTGAAGTGGAGCGTGAAGGAGAGAAGTACTATATCCTTCACTACACGGACCTGTTGGCGGTGGAGGCATGAGCAGAACAGACTTGGCCCAACAGTATGGACTTCCTGATGTCATGGAGGCCCAAGTGGAACTCCGCTTCCTCGGAGGGAGAAGAAATGAATGGGAAGTGGGGATCCATCAAGAATCTGACGAGCTAGAAGAAGTTCTACTGCGCGCCTATGCCACTGGAGGCACTCCAGAAGAAGCCTTCAAGAAAGCGCTCGTAGAGTATAAGGGTCTCCTCGACTTATGACCGAGAAGCTGTCCTTCACTCTTGCCCTCAGAGCTATCGAGGAGGTTGCGGAGGAAATAGATCAGAAGCAAGATGTCATCTTAGATCTCAAAGAGAAGAGAGATGACATGATTCGTGATGCCCTGAAGGCGGAGATGCCCAAGACAGTCGTATCCCGCGCGGCGGGCCTGTCGGTGGAGCAGATCCGAAACATTGAAGGATACCGTTACTCCCGAGAGTCTCGCCGTAAGAAGCCAAAGAAGACAGGACCTGAACGTGATTGAACAGATTGAGATCAAGAATTTCCAGTCCCTTCAGTCTGTGTCGCTAGAGCTATCTCCCTTCACAGTTATTGTGGGACAGTCTTCTTCTGGTAAATCCGCTTTCATTAGGTCCTTGTCTACCTTGATCTCCAATCGTCGGGGGACAGACTTCATTTCACACGGGACCACTACCTCCGTGATCACTGCTTCCCTTCCCCAAGGCAAAGTTTCGCTTTCCCGCTCCACTACTGCCTCAAAGAACAAGTACACGGTCATTCCTCCAGGAAAGGATCCAATAGCTTTCACTAAGTTGGGGGGAGACACACCCCCGGAAGTTTCATCCTTCATGAGGATGTCCCCCAAGGACAGCGTCACTCTGGCTCAACAGTTCGATAAGCCTTACCTTCTCGCAGAGCCTCCGGGCCAAGCGGCTCAAGCTCTGGGCTCGTTGACCAATGTCCACGTCATCTTTGACTCTGCTCGTGAGGCCAACCGACAGAGACTGTCAGCCTCACAGAAACTCAAGACCCGCAGAGAAGACTTAGAGGGAGTAGAAGAAAAACTCACTCTTTTCACTGACCTTGATGGGTTGTTGGCTCACATTGATGTGGCCGAGGAATGGATCTCTAAGGCCACACGAGCTGAACAGAGGCTTTCTTCCCTCAATGGTCACATTGACACGCTCCGCTCTACTAAAGCCGCTCTTGTCCAGGCGCAGGCTGTTCTGGATAGGCATGTTCCTGATGACACTCGCATTGTAGAGCTGTCGTCGCGAAGGCAAGAACTGAACCGGCTGATCGGGGATCTTCGTCAGGCTTCTGCTCAAGTAAAGACCGCCGTCAGCGACCTCAAATCGGCTGAGGCTGAGATAGAATCTCTAGAGGTGGAGTACACCCGGGCCCTGCAAGACATGGGAACTTGCCCCACCTGCCTTCAAAAAGTCTCTTGACAGGAGACGACTCTGCCACTGGGCTTCAGGCACCTACTATAGAAAGGATTCACCCATGTTCGTATTGGCATTGATTCTGATCCTTCTGGGAATTGCTGGGCTTTTTGTCTCCCTGGTGCTCCACAAGAAGGTCAAGAATATGATGAGCGCGGAGTCTTCGCGCTACTTCAACTCCGATCTGGCAGACGCCAAGTTCGCTAAGAAAACGACTCTGGTCATCTCTTGCATCTTGGGGGCTGTTGGGCCCGTCGTCTTGTTCTTCAGCTCGTTTTATGTTCAGGATGCTGGTGAGGCAAAGGTTCAGGTTTCGTGGACTGGTGAGCTCATCGGACAGACTACTGAGGAGGGACTGCACTTCAAGGCCCCTTGGGTCAGTGTCCGTACCTTCGATGTCCGCAACAACATTGCTTCCTTCATTGATGGCGGGGGAGACCACTTATACGGGAGGCAAGGCCACCGGCCCTCAGATCACCTTCCAGGACCGTGATGGTGTGACGGGTAACCTCGATGTTGTCGTTCGATACTCAGTGGATCCCACCGCTGTATTGGAGATCTATCGAGAGTTTCAGACCCAGGAAGCCTTTGTTGATCGAGTGATTCTCCAGGGGGTCCGCGAAGAGGCCAGAAATGCTCCTGCTACTCGTGGGACTCTAGAGGTCTACAACTCCCGAGCTCAGGTAGCTTTCGAGATCTCGGAGTCCTTGCGCGAGCGCTGGGCTGAGGAAGGTGTCATCGTTGAAGAGGTCACACTCCAGGAGATTCGCTACAGCTCCGAAGTGACTGCCCGTTTTGATGACGCACAAGCGGCTCGGATTGCTGTGGACCGGGCTGAGGCTGAGCAGGAAGCGGCTTCGGTTGTTGCTGACACCTTGGTGATTGAAGCACAGGGTGTGGCTGATGCGGCTGTGGTTGAGGCCCAGGGGCGGTCTGAGGCAAACGAGATCCTCTCCAGCTCCCTGACTGAGGAAATTCTTCTCCAACGCTACATCGACGCACTGAATGATGGTACAATCTATGTAGTCCCGGAGGGATCCACTCCCTTCATTGGGACCCGATAGGTTCTTAACCGACGCACGGAAAGGGAGGGGTTCCACTTCGGGACCCTCCCTTTCTCATAGGAGATCACGTGATGACACCCCAAGAGCGCTTTGATGCTTTGCTCAGTATTCAAGCTCAGATGACTTCCCTCAGAGGAGAGATAGATTCCCTTTCGGACTCCGTCTCCGCTCTCTTATCAGAGAACGTCCCTCAGGCAGAGATTCCTGAGCCTACTGAGGCCACCCCAGACTGGGCTGAACATCCACTTGACGCGCAGGACCAGCACGACGGATGACTAAGACAGCTCAAGACTCCGAAGAGCCGGAAGACCCACGGATGGCCGCTTACCAGGCAATCCAGGACAACCTTACCACTTTGGGTAATATGTCTTCCTTGGCCATCGCTCGCCAGCTTCTGGACGCGGCCACGTCTAAGCTTTCCAACACTGAGAAAGATGTGATCAGGCAGATACAGTTAGCTTCTATTTATGCTAATGTTGCCCAAGCGGAAATCCTCGGAAAGTCAATTGACAATTTATCTGAGGCTATTTTTAAAAAGAGCTTAGACGAGGAAAAGACAGAATGAAAACATTGAAAATCCTCTCATTTACTCTATTAGCTTTAGCCTCTTTTGGGGCTTTATCTGTCTTTCTCTTTTTACACTTGTTGGACCAGCAAATTAGAATGGAAGAAAGGCAAAAGCATGAATATAGATACCAGCAATAGTCTAATTGGTCTCGGGGGTAGACTTCGATCAGGCAAAGACACTGTGGCTGACTACTTGGTGGAGAGCTATGGGTACCGGAAGATTGGTTTTTCGGATGCTCTCCATGAGATGCTTTTGGTGCTCAACCCCACGGTCAACCTCTCTTTCACCAAATCTTCTTACGCTGATCTCACAACCAAGCTGGGGTACACGGGCGCTAAGAAGATCCCCGAGGTCCGGAGACTACTTCAAGTGCTGGGCACCGAGGTGGGAAGGAACATGATTGATGAAGATCTGTGGGTCAATCAGGCCGAGAAGAAGATTCGAGCTTCTTGGGATGAAGGGTTTCCGGTAGTCATTACTGGAGTTAGATTCCCTAATGAACTCAAGATGATCAGACTTCTGGAAGGCCGATCTGTCTGGGTCTCTCGTCCTTCTGTGGATGCTCAGACTTCTGCACATTCGTCAGAAAATACATTGCAGCCTGTTTACTTCAATTCCGTAATTCAGAATTCTGGGTCTCTAGATGATCTTTACGAAAACGTTGACGCCCTTCTTTACCAAAATAACCCCGAACTAAGAAAGTTAGACAATTGACAGAAATTCAGTTCTCAGATATTGCCGTAAATCTCATTGGCTCTATGGGATCTGACGCTTCTATTGTGCAGGCGGCTCGTGTTTCTCTTTCCGGAGAAAACGAGGTTGAAATGACCTCAAAGGAAGAGGGTCTTATCAATTATTTGATGAGAAATAAGCACGGGTCTCCCTTTGAACACACTACTCTCAAGTTCTATGTCAAAGCCCCCATCTTTGTGTTCCGTGAATTCCATAGACACAGGATCGGATTCAGTTACAATGAGATGAGTGGCCGATACACCAAGCTGAAACCAGAGTTCTATCTTCCTTCTTGGGATAGGCCTTTGATCAATGTGGGGACTAGTGCCTCCCCTGATTTTGCTCCTGGGGATGAGTACCTCGTCACCAAACTTCGAGAGACTCTCGCTTCTCAGTATCGAAGTGCTTGGAATGATTATGAAGAGCTTATTGCTATGGGGGTTGCCAACGAGGTAGCCAGGGTGCTCCTTCCTGTGGGAATCATGAGCCAGATGTATGTCACGTGTAATGTTCGGTCCATGATGAGCTTCCTGTCTCTGCGCACCCAGGATGACCGCGCGGCTCATGTCTCGAAGCCTCAGCTGGAGATCCAGATGGTGGCTCGTCAGATGGAGGAGGCTTTTGCTGGGCTCTTCCCTGTCACCTACGCCAGCTACAACACCAACCAGCGTGTGGCTCCGTAGAGGCCGATAGTAGAAAGTTCAAAATTTTTGCCCTCTGAGCTTGACAAGGGCCCGGAGGGTCTGTAGTGTCATCAACATAACTTAACAGCGCGAGATTTACACGAGCCGAAGAGGCAGTCGGTTATCATTCAAACTGAAATTATGCCCTCGGGCTATCCGACCCTCACCCCATGTTCGTGTGTTTCTTAGAATGAGCCGAAGAGGCATCGGTTATCCCACTGAAAATGAGAACCTGGCGGTTCGATTCCGTCATTAGTTGGAACAGGTTATTTTTCCGATCTTCACCCCCATGCTCATTCACTCGCCTCTCTTGGAGGTTCATCGGGTTCGACTCCCGATGGAGGCACAAAAACTGAACCGAAGAAGTATTGGTTATCCATGCTAAGGAAGAGGTCACGGGTTCGAATCCCGTCATCAGACCTAGTCTGATGTAGCTCAGAGGCAGAGCGCTTAAACCCAATCTTCACCCCATGTTCAGTTTTACCACATGTTCAGAAATACTGAACCGAGAGAAAGGATGAACACCTATGGCTAACAATAGCCTCAAGTCCGTCACAACCCGACCCGGAATGACGGCCACTCCTCAGACGCAGAAGGCGGCTAAGGGGCAGAAGGAGAACAACGCAGGCGGCTACACGTTCACTGTCTCAGACATGGACCGAGCCAAGCGTTTCTTGATCCTTGGATCTGACTCGTCGTTCTACCAGAGCGGCCAGAAGCTCTCCAAGGACAACGCCAAGAACCTGATCAAGCTTGCGAAGTCTGACCGTGCCCAGGAGCTCACTGACCTGATTGTGGAGATCTCCACTCAGGGTCGTGCGGCCAAGCAGGACCCCGGTCTGTTTGCACTGGCCGTCGTGGCTTCCCATGGCGCGACTGAGGACAAGCAGTACGCTCTGTCCAAGCTCTCTCAGGTAGCCCGTACCGGATCCTCGCTGTTCACGTTCATCACTTACGTGGAGCAGTTCCGAGGGTGGGGGCGTGCCCTGACCAAGGCGGTTTCTTCTTGGTACACGGAGAAGTCTGTGGACAAGCTCGCCTACCAGACGGTGAAGTACCGTCAGCGTGATGGCTGGACTCACCGGGACGTGTTCCGCAAGGCGCACCCTCAGAAGGGCAAGAACGGAATCTCCGAAGGAGAGGATGCTCGTGCTTTTGAGGCGCTGGGTGAGTGGATTCTCCGAGGTGAGTTGTTGGAGAACACTCCTAAGCTTGTTCGCGGCTTCACGATGGCCCAGACTGCTTCTAAGTCTGAGCTTCCTGCTCTGATCAGGGAGTACGGACTGTCGTGGGAGATGCTTCCTACCGAGGCTCTGAACGACAAGAAGGTCTGGGAGACGTTGCTTCAGGGCAATGTTCCTCTCGGGGCCCTGTTGCGTCAGCTTCCTCGTTTGACGAAGCTCGGCATCGTCGCGCCTATGGGTGGAAAGACTGCTGAGATCGCCAAGAGGATCACTGATCCTGAGGAGCTCAAGCGTGCCCGTATCCACCCCTTGAACCTTCTGGTTGCCCAGAAGACCTACGGGGCGGGGCACAGCCTCCGGGGCAATTCCTCCTGGGCCCCCAACCAGAAGATCGTGGACGCTCTTGACAAGGCCTTCTACCTGTCCTTCAAGACGGTCGAGCCCGCTGGCAAGCGCACTCTGATTGGGTTGGATGTCTCCGGCTCGATGGGCTGGGCTTCAGTGGCCGGGGTTCCTCTCATGCCTTCCGAGGCAGGAGCGGCCCTTGCGTTGGTCATTGCCAACACGGAGCCTGAGGCGCACATCTTCGGATTTGCGGACACCTTCCGTGAGTTGGGCCTCTCCCCAGGGATGCGACTTGACCAGGCCCTGCGGCAGACAAGTTTAAGGACGTTCGGAGGCACGGACTGTGCTCAGGCCATCGAGTACGCTCGTACTCACAAGTTGGAAGTGGACACGTTCCTTGTGATCACAGACAACGAAACCTACGGGGGTCGGAGTCACCCACACGAGGCCTTGCAGAGGTACCGTCGAGAGACTGGCATCGATGCGAAGCTCATCGTGCTGGCGACTACTGCTTCCGAGTTCAGCCTCGCGGATCCCAGTGATGGTGGGATGCTGGACATCGCTGGGTTCGACTCAGCAGTTCCTCAGCTGATCAACGAGTTCTCTCGGGGACTCTGAGCTCAGCTTCTCCTAGCCAAGGCCGGGCGACAACAACTTCAGGGTTGCTTTTGTCGCCCGGCCTTGCTACGCTAGGGCCACGACTTACTAAAAAGAAAGGAAATTCACAATGACTAAGACACTTCGAAAAGCACTCCAAGAGGCTGTCGCTGAGCGTGAAGCTGATTACCGTTACAAGGAACACTTTGCCAATTGCAGGTATCAAGACCAGGGAGAGCCTTCCTGTATTGTAGGTCTTGCTCTATCGAAGATGGGGGTATCTATCGATAAGCTGGCTGAAATGGATAATAACTGTGACGTTTTCTCAACCTCTGTTGATGCGTTGTGTTCTGCGGAATTGTTCCCAGTGGGGCTGAGCGGGGCTGAGGTACAAGCTTTGAGTGAGGCGCAAGCTTGCCAGGACCAAGGAGGGACCTGGGGCGAGGCCCTGAAGGCGTATGACCAATCTCTCAAGGCGTCGGAGGCCCTGGGGGCGGTGACCTCATGACCAACGACGAACAGGTGAAGAATGCAATTCATCGGACGCTTGAGGACGAGGCTGGTCCACTGCTTACCGTCACGGTAAATACAGACTTCGCAACACGGACCATCGACGCTTGGACATCCAGCATCATCGCCGCCATGCCCACACCCGTTGCGGGGCCTCAACAGGTGGAGACAGTGGAGCAGTTGGAAGCGTTGCCCTCAGGAACGTCAATCCAGAGCGGTGCGGGGGGTACCTACCAGGGCTTCGATCACCCCTGCGGTCGTCGGCTGTGGTTCATGTGCGGCGTTGACACTGGTGTCGAATCAGCGCGGCTAGTGTCGTGGAGTCCCGCGCCGTTCACCGTCCTGCTCCCCGCACTTCGCCCCGAGCCGACTGCTGACGAGTACACGCCCAGCATTCGGGACATTCGACGCGCCTGCATTCTTGACGGGTCAGCGATATGCGATGAGGCCGAGTTCGACCGCGCCATTGCCCGTATCAAGGCCGATGCCCTCCAAGCCTATGCCGACACTCTGGGCGTCAACGTGAACGACGAGGGCACCGAGTGGTGGCGGGGCTATCGACAGGCCCAGCGTGAGTTCATTCACAAGACAATCGCCGAGGCTCAGAAGGAGAACCCCGATGGCTAA